TGGGTATATTACATGTAATAGATATTTTATTACACGTAAATGAACGGAATTATTAGGCGGTTTTTATGAATTCCATTGGTCTACCGTCTCTGTATATATGCAAATCGCCTAATTTTGGACGGCGTTTAAAATAATCATCATTTGAAGCTTTTGATTTAAATACAAGTTTTTTCAATGCAGTATGCGCATCAATTACATTATTGATCAATTTTGGTAAACCGCTGGAAGTCTCCTCTTTGGTTCCAAATTTATCTTTGTATATTTTCAATACAGGTTTTCGTTGAAGGATTCCATATGGAACCGTTTTAAATAACTGTGTTAGTTCTGTATTAATACGTTTTTTTGCATATTCTTCGTTTAATATATGTAATAATCTCAAATCGTGACTCATATTTCTCTTTGAACCACTTATATGATAAAAACTTCCAGGTGTACTTTCTGGAGCAACTAATGAATAGCCATATGCTTCGCCACACTTGGTCGTATCGGCATCACTGGCACTGCTGGCAGTGCTTGTTACATTTGTATCGTGCATCAAATTTGAATAGGTTTTTGATGAAGATGCCATAGATTCACTTGAATTACTGGAGTGTGATGATGATTCTGAATCCATGGATGCGCTTGAATTACTGGAGTTTGATGATGGTGGGGTATAATCACATGCGGCTAATTTACATAGTTTGTCATATATATTTTCGGATGTTTTTGTCATTTTGTTTGGATTCGTTTCGTCTACAAAAAAACTTCGACCATAATCAATGATTTTTGCAATATAACAGCATTTGAAAGTTACAGTTTCGTTGTTGTTTAGGTGATAATGATATTCAATGTATTTTCCTTTTACTGGTTCATACAATAATACATTTCCTGTATGTAAATCATAATGAGTAAATGTATCTGCATGCATGGCTAAAGGCATATAAACCTGGTATAATACATACAATAGATGACTGTTGATAAATGATTTACTTTCAAGTTGTGAATCCATAGATATTGCTTCATTTATATGTTGAATCAATATGCATAAACGCTGTGAATCTTTGCAACTATTTGAAAATGACTCGTCGGTTATTTTTGGTGATTGTAGGTCGAGTCCATCTGCATAATGTGCGTCAATTGTTTTATTATTTTTGAAATGTTTCCATATATCAGGTGAATCATAATAAAAATAGCCATATGTTTCTAAAAAACATGGATACAGCAAATTTAATTTGTTGACATATTGGCCCACTAAATATTCATAAAATAAATTATCCGACCTCTGTTTTATGGCAGATTTCAATATTGCATGCGCGACATATCCTTCTCGTTCGTATTTGAATTCATTTATAAATCCATTCGCGGATGGCATACCGATACGTTTTATATTGCGCAAATATTCGAAATCAGTAAAATAATTGAAATGATGTTTTATCATATTCGTATTTTGTCCAAATGCAATACACACACCTGAATCGGAACAAATCGAATTCAAAAAATGAGCACGTGCTTCCGGTATTTTTCTGGATTTTACCAATTTCAAAATTTTTTTTCCTAAGCGTTTACGTGAAATAAGGGTTAAACGCTTGTCAAGTGTTCGTGTTTGCATGGGATGGTTATTTATATCTTTAGTTGCAGCTCTATTTGCTTTATATGCTAGCATATGTCTTGTATCACTTCTTGTGGTTGGTTTTTTTCTTCTTGTAATGTTTCGCAATTGGGGGGTTTTCGATTTCCGTGATGTATGGTTTTTATTATTTGAAGTATCCGCAAATGGCGATTCATACATTGATTCTACAGAACTAGATTTTTTTGACGATTGTGGTTGTGGAAATAAACTGTTGTATATATTTCCCAAATAATTCATTATATAATAATAACGATATTTTACTATCATTGTGTTGTTATAATTCATTATAGGGTTTATTTCGATGTTTTAGAAAACCACACGCGGTTATGAATTCGTTGTATCATTGGGCTGTCTAAATAAACATGGATGCGTATGTTTTCGCGTTGATATGCACTTCCGGCGTGAACCGTATCCGCTCTAAAAATGAGGATGTCCCCCGCGTCCATCGAAACACGCTCGTGTTTACCATTCGTGTCCCATAAATCTAAATAGGTATCTGACATGATAGATACCAAGACCAATAGGGGAATGTATATAGGGTTTGCTGCGCCGCGACGCCTGATTAATTCTGGGTCATAATCTGTATGCGGTTGTTGTCGTTCACATCCTGCTGTCGATTTCAATATAACCCAGTTACTGAACGAGAGTGGTGAATCAGATGGCAACGAATCATATATAGCAGTTTCGAGCTCATCGATAAAGTCATCGATAACTGCGGGTTTTCGCGATAAATTTGATTGTATTCGTTTCTTGTCGTTTTTCGCACCATTGAAAATAGGTCCGCCCGTTTTGCCATCGACTTGTTTTTTCAACGCGGTGAAAACCTCGGGGTGTATAGGAATTTTGTTTTTGAAAACGTCATATCCTCGCGTGTAAATGTTTGTTTGATGTTCTCGATTTTGTCGGCTCGCGCTTCGTGTAATAGGTTTATTCATTTAGTATGTATATACACCAGTGTTTATATTATTACAAAATTGATTTTATCTGTTGTTATTATACAAGGTTACAACAAAAAACACATGATCATGGAGGTCATTTACTTGAAAAACATCAATCAGAGTATCACGTTTTTGATAGGGAAAAATGCGCAAGATAATTTCGATGTGATTGACGCATCTTCCCCTCACGACATATGGTTTCATGTAAATGGTCTTCCATCTTGTCATGTTGTTGCAAAAATACCGGAAGATATGGACCGCAAAGACATACTAAGTGTCATCAAACGAGGTGCAATTTTGTGCAAGCAGCATTCGAAATACAAAGCGTCGGATAAATTAGAAATCATTTATACACGAATCAAAAACATACAAAAAACGAACGTTCTCGGGAGTGTTATAACAACCACTGTTTCAAAAGTGGCGATTTAGAAGATTCTGTGTGTTTTATGAATTTTTTATATTGGCATATAGTAATGCGCGTGGACCGAAAAGGCTACGAAAAAATGTTGTATGAAAACCATTTGCAGCGTGTTCGCGATGCAAAAAGCACTATCGACATGGATTCTCCGAAACCATCTCCCACAATTTTTTCGCGAAAACTGGAGATAGAATACAATCGAAAAATGGACAAAATCAATCGCGAAAATCGTGCGTTAGTGTCTCGGCTAATAAATCAACGCTCCGCGATAGATAACGCCCATAGTCAACAACTCAGCGATGTTCGTAAATTCAAGCAACAGATTCTCGACAAAAAATGGAAACAATGGGTTTATTATCCAGTGTAATCAATGAGTATTAACAGTAAATATATTTTTTATTATTTAGTAATTAGAATTATATCAATCTATTATATTAGATGATTAATATATTGTTCTATGTTGTATGTTATTACAACGTAGATTTATTATTGCAAAATTTATATTTACCCTATGTTGTACATGTAGGGTCCAATGATACTATTGCAAATTATGGAAATTTACATTTTTTATTCAATATTACTAGTTATTTCATGTTGTTTTTGTATTCATATTCATTGGCATACAATATATTCTTTTCAAAAGCAATCGATAGATTCTCGATAGGATTAACTATTGTTTACATAAAATTCATAGTAGATATCATTATATATCCAAATATGACATTAATTGAACATGAAATGCATCGAGGAGTGATGTGGGTTTTTGCGACACCATTGATGTTGAAAATGTATTGTAATTCGAATGATTTATCCTTACAAAATATCAATCTTCATTATCACATAATAGCAATTGTTCCACATGTGTTGATTATTCCTTTCAAACCGAGTGTAATATATATTACATCGACTGTTGTATTTTCATTACCAGCTTTTTTATTTTTGAAATCATTGTATAAGTATCATCATTTACCTTTTACGAATTTGTACATTACAGTATGGTTTATATACATGGCAATTAACATAATAGATATTACACAAATTTTTAGTCCGATTGTTATTCATGCATTGTATAATATTGCAGACACCATATGTAAATTTCTATGTAATGTAGTGATTTCGAATTACAATGAAAAAGAATCGATTCTGCGGAAAACCATGGATTTACAAAGCGTGAATTTTACGTCTCATATGATAAAAACAATAAAAGAGTATGAAACCAATAATGTGAAATTATCACCTGCTTGCAAAAATTTAATCAGTTATAGTAAAAGAAAATTTCTAGATAAGATACCAAATACAAGCGAAAAATTAAAAATAGAATTATTGAAAAAAATATTACCATTTGATTTAGACGACGATTTTATGAAATGTCGGTATGGTGATAGTAATTATACCCCTACTTCTGGTTCTGGTTCTGGTTCTGGTTCTGGTAAAAACAAAGAAATTGATATGATTTGCATCATGTTTATGGACATAGTTAACTATACTGAATTAGCAAAGAAACATAACGGAGACACTATATTCAAATTATTAGACAATATCTATCATCATTTTGATACTATTATTAAAAAATACCCCCATCTACAAAAAATAGAAACAATCGGTGATGCGTATATGGTAGTCGGTGACATTTTTAGACAAGAGAACAATCACCATATCGTGATAAAAGAAATTATTTTGTTAGCAATTGAATTCATGAGTGAAATCAAAAATATAAAAACGCCCGACGATGCACCTTTATGTATTCGCATAGGCATTAATCTGGGCACTGTCAATGTAGGAATTTTAGGAAATGAGATTCCACGATTATGTGTAGTAGGAAACGCAGTCAATGTAGCAGCACGATTACAATCCACTGCAGATGCGGATACTATACAAATAAGTCGCCATATATATGAAAAAACAGAGGAAATCAATTTTGGAATAAAAATTGATTGCGTGGAAAAAGATAACATTTTCTTGAAAAATATTGGCTCAGTGACAACGTATAATATATGTCCTTTTGCATCCATTTACACCGGCTAAGATTTGAATCTTCAAAAGGTATAAAAACAACACCGTATAAATAGATATATGCCGAACGATTGCTGGAACCATATAACTATCACTTGCGAGCGCGAAGATGAAACGGGCGAATTACGTAGACTCATTATGAATGAATTGCAACGCGAAACCGTCCAAGTAGTAAAAAAAGGAAAACGAGGTATCATTTTTGATATGTTGACTCCATGGAATCCGGATTATGAATGGATGGAAACTTTGCTTTACAGATACCCGAATTGCTGGGTGAAAAATGAATGGAGCGAAGAATCCGGTATCGCAGGCGTATGGGTCGGCTTTGTAGTCAATCATCAACCTATTGTACGAAATTTAGCATGGGAGGATATTAGCATCGAAGGTAATGCTTTTTTGTTCATGGATGAGAACGAAGGATATTGCGAAGAAAAAGTGTAATTTATTATAAAAATAAGATTTTTTATGATAAAAAGATAAAGACAAAAAAAGGGATTCTAATAAATGAATACTGTTTATTTATCGATTATTTCATCTGCATTTATTGTGATGGGCTATTTTCCTGAAATTTATTTGACAATATTTCAAATAAAAAACGTCGATTCAACAAGGTATTCATCAATATTATGGCTAGTAGGTGGAACATTAGGCACAGTTTATAGTGGTATAAACAATGTAGATACATTCATAATTGTCAATTATTCCGTCAATACATCATTGAATCTAATAACGTTGCTTTTGAAATTATATTATGATTATAAAAACAATGAATCACCTTTTGCTGAAAAGAAAACCATCAATGCATCAGAATAGATCAGTCGATTGGTTCTTAGCAAAGCACGTGAATGGATAAGCCTATGTATATTTTGTATTTTTTAGAATGGTCAAATATTACTAAATAATTGACCATTGTTTTGTATATTTATGAAGGTGGTAATGGAGCTAAACATAGTTTGATTTCGCCTAAAGAAGCTACATCGTATTTGACAATCAGGGGTAAATCATTGCCTAAATACATCTCTAAATGACTACAAAGAGGAGTGCATTTAATAAAATGGGATAGCGATTTCAGCGAAAACTCACCCTGAATGACAACGGATGCACCTGGTTTATGGATGAATTCCATATATCCATCGGATTCCGACCTCAATATGCGCGAACTGGCGAAATTACCTTCACATGAAAAAATCAGGTCATTGCCCACGGATTTGATTTCAATACGGTCCGAAATACCATTCAAATCACGGATGATTTTCTGAAAATCCGCGGTAGGTAAATTAATCACAGTGGTATATTCCACGTCGGGAACAACCAGCTCTTCCGTGTCAGGTTCAATCAATCGCAATTTTTGATTATAGCACTGTTTGATATCCCCATTATCATATTGTAATCCTAAATGCGATACAATACCATCATGATAATCTGCTTGGTCAATATACATCGACAAAGTATCGTCGTTTGACATGGTTGAAATGACCTTGAATAAATGCAGAGTATTTGCACAGACGATGATTTTCTCAGGTTTGCAATCATATTGCTCGAAACGCTGTGAATTCAAGTTTACGTTCACTAAAATGGTATGGGTTTTGTCGAAATTGATGATTTTCAACCCATCGTTTGTGAATGTCATGGTGGCATCGGTCAAAATATCTTTGATTGCCGTAATCATATTACGAATGGGTTGAATTTGAACTGTTTTTATAGTAAGAACATTATTTGCCTCGTTCATAGTGATTCGTGTTATAGAGATTTTAACGCAATGTTTTTATATCTCTAACGGAATAATTGTTTTTTTGTGGTGGGGGATTATTTTTCCTAAATGTTCTCTAGGTGGGGACACCCCCAATATTTGCATAAAGAATGGATGGATAAATAGATGGATTTTATAAACGACAAAATTGATTCGAAAAATAATCGTTACCATGTATCGTAATAATACAAAAAATATTATTCAAAACAACTTAAACGCGCAGTGATATAGTATTGTATACCACAGGAAATATGAGTTGTCAAACTATGCAACGCCTAAGACAAGAATACGAATCAAATCCTCCCATTATTGAAAATGAGCCGCCAGAGAGACTTGCCATTCGTGAGTTTGTCAAAAATCAAACTCTGAATACATTCGGTATGCCAGTAGCTGAATACATTGTGAATTCCATTGTAAATGGATTTATTTTATTCAATTTACGCAGCGATAAAAAATACATGCTTGCAAACAAAACCGAATTACTCAAATATATTGCAGACGAAAATGTTCCACTGGAAGAAAAATTGTATTTCCAGGACATTTTTCTCTATAACCAACGACCATCCTTTTTGAGTAAAGACGAACATGAGTATATTAGGGCATGCGGAACTCTGGATGGTTTCGAAGAAGAGGATGACGAGGAAATCGAGGAGATAGAACCGTCTGACCCCCTTCCTGTCGAACCACAGGCTTCTAGAAGAATGCCTAGCGGATTCGTAGCCCCAACCCTTATCAGTGACCAGCTTGCTCAGTTTTTAGGCGTTCCTCTTGGAACTAGAATAAGCCGCGTTGATGTTAGTAAAAAAATCAATAAATATATCCGCGACAAAGGTCTTGTAGATAGGGAGAATGACCGCAAAATCAATCCCGACGAAAATCTTAGAGCTCTTCTTAGAGTGACTCCCAATGACGAAGTCACTTATTTCACCCTATATAAATTAATGAAACACCATTTTATTAGATAGATGGAAAACGTTCGTTCATCCGCAAATAAATCTTTGTAGATTCTAATATGTCCGAACGCGAATCATCAGAAACAATATCCAAAAAAGAATCTCTCAAAAAATTAGCCAACAGTATCCGAGAACATTTACTGAAATTCAAAACATATACATTCCGACCCATCCGAATTGACGGGGTGTATTGTTATGCCGTTATTCATCGTAAAACAAAAATCGTCAATTTTGAATCCATCAATATTATTTGTGAAGTGACCACAAATGCTAACAACAAAAAAATGCAAAAATATTCTCTATTATACAAAAAATACAAAACCATTGAAGGCGCGATTGAATACATTGAAAAAGTCGTATCTACCTACAAAGTATACAACGGAGATTTAGTAAGTTCCACCGATTTTGAATTGCTAAAACTCGAAGAACAATTTATACCCTACGAAGAAAATCAAAAATGTTGTGTATGTTTAGAGAACACACAAGAAACCACTATATGTGAACATTACATTTGTCTCCATTGCAGAGAAAAATGCATAGAGTCGAAAAAAATGGACTGCCCCATCTGCAGAAAACCCAATATAATCAAACTCTTCACTATTGATAATCGCATGATTAACAACAATGAATATGTTGAATTACGAGATTCCATTGAGTATGAGCAAAATTCAAGCGAGTCTTCTTCTGATATCGACAATGAAACCGAGTCCGATGTCGAAACTGAGTCTGACAACAGCGGTTCTGACGCCGACGAAAACATAATCGACCGATATCGATTTCCCATCTTCTCGTCGCCTAGTATATTTGCATCACCTAGCACAGAATCGTTCGACGAAATCTTCATATTTCCATTTATGCATATGACACAAGACAATAACAACTAAAGAGACCCATGATACAAATGCGCATTGCACGATTTCCCTCGGCGTTTAATGGACAAACATCGTTTCGCCATTTTCAGCGCAGGGCTCGAGCGAGAACATCCCTCGGCCAACACAGAATAATCTATAGCACTAGAAGCACCCCCAGTTATCGCGCTAGCCAATCGCGCTAAACCCCATGATTCCGCACTCTGATTCGGACGAGACCCACTCGAAAAATAAGCCCCGCGACCTTTGTTCACTATTTTTTCTAAAGCATCCTGAGAACATTTCGTTTTCTCAGCCAATTCCGCAGAAGGTGTTATAGTATCTATTTTGTAGAGTTTGCGAGCATAATCAAGGTGTCTCGAAGGTTTGGAATGAAATGATGACATGTGTTTGCGCGTATAGTATTTGCCCTGTTTGTATAATTTCCGCGATTTGCGAAGTTCTCGTTTCTGTTTTGCTAAATCTCTTGCGGTGAGTCTTTTTGGAATATATCGTTTTGGTACATGCAATTTATCCATGGTTTTTCGTGGTTTCTACTATATAATTATTTTTTATGATTGCATAAAATTGATTTATTGCAAAAAAATGTTGTATAATAGTAATTTAATGCATTTATTAACAAAGTCTTTACTACAATTTTATCGGAACAAAACAATACAACTATTTTATCGAAACAACTATAACAATGGAATTTATAGTCAAATCAGTCGAAATCAAAAAAAAAGTTCTCCAATTATGCAGCGCGCAAGACGATGCCTATACTGGAATTGCAATTGACCCACTCACAGGGGAAACCTATGATTACGGAATTATTACGGACGGACATGGTCCCAACGAAATCGTTTCAGACATACGGGGTATTATCACCGAAAACACAGAGACCATTCTCAATGCAGAAAATCCGCATCTAGAAATACAATCCAGGTTAGATGAAATAAACAAGGCCCGCATTGAAAACATCGACCAAAACATCGCCTTCTACAGAAATACAAAACAAAACATGGAGTATTCAACTTATAATGGCGGAGCAACATTCTTGTTCACAAAACTCTACGACAACCGCATCGAAACGTTTTCATTAGGAGATTCGGAATTATATGTTATGATAAACAGCGAGATTGTTTATCATAATCCTAAGCACAACTGGAATAATGAAAATGAAAGATTGCGAATGGAATCGAGAACTGATGTTACCGTCCGCGCTAAATATCAATCCATACCCCATATTATTTCACCGGAACGCACTGGATTCGCAAAAGTCGCAACCATTGAATATTTTGATACCAGTCGAAATAGCTTAGCGCAGTTAGCACCTACCCAATCCATCGGACATAATTCTATCACACAATTCGCGCCAGAAAAAATGACCATACCATTTGAACCCACCGACTCCGTGAAAATCATTATAGCCAGTGATGGGTTATGGGATGTTTTTGCACCTCATCATCCTGACGATAGAGCTAGAATGAATGACCTCGACGGAGAACAATTAGCGGATTTAGCAGAATCTAGATGGAAACAAGAATGGGAAGTCGCGCGCAGTATAGAGACCCCCGACGAAATATACAAAGAAAAATCCCATTATCCTGCAAGTGGATATGACGATGTTTCTGTGATTACCATGGTTAGAAATCCATTGTAGACCGACCTGTCCCCCAACAAAAATGTATAAATATATAAATGTATCTATTGTATCTATATCTACTATTGCACATATGCAATGCTGTTGCTAATAAATGTTCAAACTGTAAATATTTTCTAGGCGGAAAATATCAACTTCATGCTAACAAAAACATACAATACACTCCAGAAAAATGCAAATTGTTTACGTATTTGTATGTAGAAAACAAAAACATATTGAAAGATTATTTAGACGTAAACGTTTGTCGAAAATATGAAAAATATTGTGGAAAAGATGGGAACTATTTTGAGCCACTATCTAAGGAGCCTTAGGCAGTGCTTCCATATTGGATATATTTCCCACTCTTACTAACTGGCCAGTTTTGTATTTTTCTAAATCATACAATTCGCCCGTTTTTTTATCGACAGCATACGAAATACCATGAATAGGTTTTGTTTTTGTTAGTTTTATTTTGGCGGTTTTTACATTCAAGTCTTCACGTTCTCCTAAATCGAGTTCTAATATTGGATATGACGAAAACTCGTTGGTATTTATTTTTCCTTTGTTTGTGCCATAGCATACGAGATTTTCCGAATTTTTGTATAGGGTGCAATCAATCGCGGATTCTTTGATACTTTTCAAAATATGTTGATTGATGTCGGTTTTGATATTTGCAATTTCGAAGAGGGATTCATCAGTTGACACAGATTGTCGTTTTCCCTTGTCATCGCGGATTCTAGACAAATCATGTATCATAATTTCGATATTTTGTTTGTCCGTTTTTTGTGTTTCGCTAAATACACTGATGTATAAAAACACTTTGACCGTTCTCAATTCTGCTGGTAAATCTTGGTGACTGCAAATACGACGTGCACGTCCTATGACTTGTTCTAACCTCACATTGTGCCAGTATGGTTCTACGATGTGGACAAAACGCGTGTTTTTCAAATTGATACCTTCCGCGCCCGAAGATGTAATCATAAATATTTTTATGATTTCGCCGTTTTTGTTGTTGGTGGCTTTTTTTTTCAATTTATCCGAAATGACTTTAGGAATAATATCCCAGTTTCCGTTGTAAATATTACGGATGATTTCTTTTTCTTCGGGGGTCTCTGTTCCCGTGTATAATACGAATTTCGGGTTTTCGGATAGGTCTTCATCGTTTTCAATATCCCATGTGCCATTTGTGTAGTTCAATTTGAATTCCGCAAAACCATTGGCCTCTAGGATTAATTTCAAAATTCCGATACCTTCTATGGTACGGAATTGACTATACAAGAGGTGCAATCCAGCGTTCTCGGGATTTTGTATATTTTCCAGGATTTTCACGAATTTAGGACTCAATTCCATCAAGTTCTCCTTTGACAAATGTTGTTCACTAGACAGCGTAGTCAGAGCAGCTTGAATTCTTTCGGCGTATTTCACTTGATTTTTGTCGTTAGATGATTCAACGGTTTCTTCGTCATTGACAGAAACAGCATCAATGGTTTCGGATTCGGTTTCTTCGGTATCTTCGCCTTCTTCGGATTCCTCATTTTTTTTCTTTTTTTGATCCGGTAAAGGGCGTGTTAATCCGGCTGGAAAAGCGAAATTGCAACAGGCTCTTGAAAAAATGCGATAGGTTGATGATATTTTAAATACATCGTCGTTTTTACCTGCGGCTTCTGCGCGCTCTTGTTTTTGTTTATTTAGTTTTGACCTTTTTTCTTGTTCGATTTCGGTTTTACGAATTTTCACGTATTCTCCGAATTGGTGGTCGCTCATTTCTATTTTTTCGATGTGATAGATACTGTCGCCATTCATCACAAAAGACGGTAATAATTGTTCTTGCGCACTTCTAAAATACGATGTCAGTCCTAAAATACGGCGTTTGAATACGTTCTCGTTTATCATTGTTTTGTTGGTAGTATCAATAAAAGTATTCAAAAACTTGTCTACATTGTCTGGAAGAGGGGTGTTATACTCGATTTTAATGAGTCCATTGATTACTTCGATTTGATTGTTATTTAAGATCTTTTTGATTTGTGTAATAAATTGTTCGTCGGTGATATTTCCGGTTTCGTCGAGTTTTACGCCGGTGTATTTTTCAAATTCGTTTGCACCACCTTTGTGGAAATCTTGGTCCATTTGTGTGCGGTTGTAATAATCGATGGATTCTTCTTCGGTGATTTCCTGTTCAGGTTGTTTGTTGATATGGATTACGCCATCTTTTATGACATAGGGTAAATTCTTGTTGTTGGATTTCTTTGTGTTGTTATGTTTTGGTGCATGGTGTTTTGCATGTTGTTTTTTTGTATTGGATTTCGATTTGCCGCCTCCGGATAAATAGACATCCATCATGTCGCTAGGTTCTCCTCCTCCTCCAGACCCACCGCCGCGTTTTTCTTTTTTGGATGTATTTACAAAACCGAATGGATTACGTGTTATAGTAATTTTATTATCAGCATATTCGACGTAATCGTATTGAGTTATTCCATTCGTAGAGAACAATTCGAGGATTGTATCACGGTTGATTTTTTTTTCGGTTTTTGTGGCCACTGGTATGGTCCATGTTTTGATGGCGCCGCGGAGAATATTAAACAATATTGCGATTTCGTTTGGATAATTGATAATGGGGGTTCCGGAAAGGAGAACAATGCGGGCATTTTGCGCTTTCATCAGATAATCGTATAATTTGTAATTGATGGATGCGGGTTTTTTGATTTTATTGATGATACGACTTACTAAATTATGGGCTTCATCGACAATGACGACTTTGTTATCGAATGGATTTTTCGTTCCATTTTCGGTCAATGTTTTCATGATATTTGGATTCAACCCATTGTAATTAATATCCTGGTATTTACTGCGAATCATGACGTCTAATTGTGTGTCGATGGATTCTTGGTCACTTGAACTAAGGTTTGCGAAGTTCGATGGCTTTTTGATATCGACCAACCAGGCTCCCTTGTTTTTTTCGACAAATGTTTTTGGAATATTTAGCGATGTTGACAATAACTCGATGTTTCCGAGTTGTCCTGCGATACTCACGAATTCCCAGAATTGGTTTTTGCGATAGAGATGATCGCCGCATTTCTTTAATTCTGCGAAGAAATTCGTTTTCAGGGCAGCGGGGGTCATTAGGACGATTTGTTTTTCGGATTTCATGCCTTCTGCTATAGCTATACTGGTGCAGGTTTTACCACTACCTAAACCGTGATATAGTAACAGTCCTCTGTATGGACTGTATAAATTCAGGTAATCGCGGACTATTTTTTGATGGGTTAATAGTTTGAAATCCACGTTTTCGACTTCGGAACTGCAAGTAATATTTTCACTCATTTTTTCGATTTCTGCGCTGTATGGGTTGAAAAGTTCTCTGATTTTTTGAATATAGACTTTGCGGTTGGTCATGTAATAGGGTGATGTTTTCATGACTATTTTGGTAGGTTTCGGAAGACGGGCTAGCACGTTTGTTTTTGTGAGTTTTTCGGCTTTTTCTTGTTCGGTGGGTTCTTTGGTTTTTTTTGTTCTTTTTGCCTTTGGTTTTTCTAAAGGTTCTCCTTCAGGGGCGGGTTCTTTAGGCGCTTTTTTTGTTCGTTTTGTTTTTGTTTTTTCTAAAGGTTCTCCTTCAGGGGCTGGTTCTTCTTCGGTTGGTTCTTCCATAGGTTCTTCCATAGGTTCTTTAGCCACTTCTTTTTCGGTGATTTCTTCCATGGGTTCTTCGGCAGATTCTTTCGCTGGTTCTTTTTCAGTTGGTTCGTCCATGGGTTCTTCTTCTGAACTAGGCTCCTCCTCTTCACCGGTTTCTATTACAATAGCCACGTTCGTTTTTCGAGGAGGTTCTTTAGGAATATCAACCATTTCATCCCCGTATCGAATAGCTTGGATTCTTTTTGATTTATCAATCGGTTGAACTACAGTAATTACTTTTTTTTCTTGCAATCGCTTCATAACAAGCATTCGGTCAATTTCCATATCCTTTCGCAAATCCACAATTTCGATAACGGGTTTTGTCACAACAGATTCTACTATTTCACCTTCTTCTAATGATTCTATTTTTTCAGGCTGTGGAGGAAGTTTTTCTTCTTCGCGCACGATTTGAATCTTCACGCTTTCCTTTTTTTTTGGTATTTTTTTATACTGCATTTGTGTTAAATAATATTGTTCCATCGTGTTATATACAATATTGTTATTTTTATTGTATATAAATATCCTTAATTAATATATATATGCCAACCATGAAAAAGAAACCAACAACCGGTGTCAAAAGAAATGATCCTGTCAAAGTAGCAAAATATATGGCAGAGAGAGCGAAACAATTCGCATCAAGAGCATTATCCAAAACCGTTAAAATATTCAAAAAGACGAAAAAAACTATAGTTCCTGTAACCAGTTCAACTGATGATAATGCTCTTAGTCTTAATTCAATCATACCAATATTTGAATCGAATAAACACGCAAGAAGCAGCAAATCTGGTAGAAAAAAAGGTGGTAAATCCAGCAGAAATCGCAGTCTTAAGAAACGCGGCAAAGGTGGCACATGCAGCAGCTTAAGGTAATAATGCTATAGCACTTTCACATGCAATCTGTTCCGCCTTTTTCTTTATTTTGTGTTTACCTTCTCCCAAAAATACGAATATTTTTCCGTTTTGTGACATAGATTGATGTATATCACTGTATCCATTCTGAAATTGCGAAAACGGCACCGAATCCGAATGTGCTAAATCATAGGGAGCTTGCCCTAAACACAAATAGACCCCCATATGATATCCAGTTTCCGCGGAATATTCACACACTTCCATGTAATAGGGTGTGACTTTGAATTCTTTTTGTATTTTTACCTGTAGGATATTTTTGAAATTGTCGTCATTGCGAATGAGACTCACCCAGTCCACATGTTTTTCGAAGACGTTTTCCACGAAAATTTGCACCATTTGAAATCCCGGACCCGTGACGAACAAATTATCGAACCATTTACCGTCATCGTGAATGGCGATTTTATTGAAATCCAGGAACATGGCGCCTAAAAAGGATTCGAACAGACATCCCAGTTTTTTCAGATTTGTCCGGGTTTGTTTCGATTCTGCATGTTTAGATAATATATACCATTTATGTAAACCCATTTCCAGTGCCATTTTTCCGATGGATTCATTTTTTACGAGGGCGATTTTTTTTTCGGTCATGAACCCTTCTTGTTCTTTAGGAAAACGGCGATACAAGTAATATTTAGTAATGCATTCTAGGACACCATCCCCCACGAATTCAAGGCGTTCATTTGATTTCGTATACAAAGGCAAACAATCATCCGGTTTAGGCATAATGACAATATTGTTTTGTTTGTTTTCGATGTTCGGACGTTTTGTATAAGACCGATGAACGAAAGCTCGTTTGTATAATTCCACGTTGTGAATCGGAATTTTGATTCCGTAATTTTGTAATATTCGTTGTATATTGTCGGTGTCAATCACTTTATTTAGCGAATTGTAGGGATCGAAAATGAGGGTTTCGGTCCCATTCCCATTTTTTTCAATGCGGATATCATCGTCGAGTATGTTTTCGTAATTAGCCGTGTTCATTGTATTTCCAACAAATAGAATGAATGAAGTAATAAATGAATTAATCACACAAATGAGTAATATTAATATAAGTTGGCCGATTCTTTTTAAATCAATTTTTTATTTGTTATTTTGATACAGGTTTGAAAAATAATATATTTAGACAATATATAAAGAATGGTCTATTCAGCTACAAAGAAAACATCTTCTAGGGCAAGTCTTACTAACCAATACCAAGGGGGTGGAAACAACAAACCAGGTCTATTCCCACAAATCGGTCGCAGTAGTTGGACATCTGTTGCATACAATGCAAACGGTATCCCAACCGGTCAATGTTGCAAACAATCTAGTATGAGACGCATGACCTTCACTCGTGTCACTAGACCTATCGGCAGCACCGGTAATAACTCATATTTCAAAATTGTTTAGAAATTTAGCTAAATATTGTTAGTTCTCTAAATCAATATAATTAGAATGACAACATAAAAACATAAATATATTTATCATAGACTTCCTATGATAAATATAAAACAAATATACGACGATGCATTGAAAGACCCCTCGTTGTTCGCGAAAATAGATGTAGACGCAATTATCGATTCTTTAGAAAGCGATGGTTCCACCGATTATTTAGAAAGAGAATCTCTAAGCACCATTCAAAAAACAGTTTATGATTGTTTGCGAGAACATGATATACCATATCTATCTAAATATGGCAACAAACTCGCCGATTATCGATACATCGAAGAAATATGTCATTTGCATAAAGGGAAAAACGTTCGATGGATTCGCAAAAATACTGGCGAAAAAACGTTGACAAATGGCGGTATCGTCGTGGATATAAAATTCCTAGACAATGGAATGCATATTCTCACAAAGAACAATCAGAACCGATTCATACAATACAAATTCGATGATTGTTTGACATTTCAGAAATTGTCCATGGGAGAACAACTGGTTTTGATGGCAAACGAATATGTGGATCATTCATAATATGCTATTATATATTCATTGATAAACTGGGTTCGTTCACTGGACGTCATTAATCCTAAGATAAATCTGTTTTTTTGCATAGTCTTAAGGTTACCATTGTAATAAAAATGCTTCTGTATGTATTCATATTTTTTTCCCAGAGACAATGATTTGAACGTGACATTGCGATTGAGTATATCCATGAATGAATGGGATACCACTTCAAATAACAATTTTTTATTACAAAACCATAGTAAATCAACCAGTAAACAATACTCGTTCATATCAAAATAATAGTAATTGATTATGATGCGGTAATCCAGTCTAAAATTTCGTATATCATTTAGAAAATTTGTATCATATTGATGATAACTATAAGGAGCAATATGATTGATGAAAATATCTACCGGTATTTTTTTCCATAAATGGACTTCCATATATTTATGGGATGTTTTTTTCACTATGGGATTTAGAACGTTTTCTAGTAAATTTACCGATATTTTTGTTGTTTTTCCGTGTTCTCGGAACAAAGGTTGTTAAATGGAAAAATTCTTTTATATAATACATGATTTTTTGCGATATTTTGCTTTGTATTTCATATTGTACTCTGGTGGCTGGTTCTCGAATTGATAATAATTGAACCAGGGGTTTTTTTTCGCTAAACCATTGCGGCATTCGAGAACATGCACGGGTGGCAATGGTGGTCGGAGATAAATCGTGATGATAAGGGAGTGGTTGAATGTAATAGATTTTATCATGGCGCATTTTTTTGTGAAAATAGTCGTCGATAAAACAGATTTCGGTGGATTTAGGCAACAATGTGCATTTTATGAAATCCTGATGCGATTTTTTATGTTCGCTCCGGTCTTTTTCAATTATTTTGTCACCAACTTTAAAAGCGCAAATCGTTTTATCAAAAAATGCACCACTATCGGGTATTTTCAATCTATGACAAACATAATTCGCAATCAAATTCGGAAACTCGGGGGAATAACGATTGTTTGTATACAAATATATACAGTTGCATTGATCCTTTTGTTTTTTTTTGTAAAGATATTCGAGTATTGTAAATATGCCTATACGAAAGAATTCCGGAAAACTGTTCGCAAATGTATCGAAATCGTCTTGTGTCATAGTGGTTTGCGATTGAATTATTTTCCACAAAAGAATCATTTCTGTAAAATCCCCCACCGTTTCATCTAAATCTAGCACAATGACTTTTGAATATTTTTCCGTCGTTTCGCGATGTCGAAATTTTCCATCATAAATTGTAACAAAATCGTCACCCCCTTGACTATTCATGATATATAGTAATTACAAAACAATAAATACAAAAACAATATAGAATTTTCACAACAAAAAATATAGTATAACACTAATACATGATAGGGTCTTTCTATACCACTGAATCCATTCAAAATATAATGGAACAGCAATCTCCGTATTCGCTGTCTTCCAGTATTTTGAACATTATTCGCGATTTAGAACGAGAAATTGTGAATACAAATGATATTATTAAGACTCGACCATCTAGAGAATCGCGAGACTTCAATGATGCCTCTTCTAAAAAAACACATAACCGAAAAATGGATGAAAAATGGGAAATGATCTCGGCAATCAAACCAAATATTATGAAAGTATCCAAAGATGGATTCGAAAAACAATTGTCTGATTTACGCAGCGCATTGAATAAGTTGTCTACAAAAACATATGATACTTTGAAGGAAAAAATCATCGGGCAAGTCAAAGAAATAATGGACGAGGCCATGGTGGAAAACGTACAAAAAATAGTGGAGTTTATTTTCGACACGGCTATTTCAAACAAATTTTATTCAGAGTTATACTCGCAATTATACAAAGAATTAATCGATTTGTTTGGTGTATTCAAAGATGTAATAGAACCCTTTTTAAAACAGTATATGGACTCGATTCATACCATTTGTATTGTAGACCAGAACGAGGATTATGACGGCTTTTGTGAAAACAACAAAAAAAACGAAAAGCGAAAGGCGACTACCGTTTTTATGGCGAATTTATTGAAAAACAACGTCATTACCGAAACCGTGATAATGGACATGATCATCGAAATGCAGGAATTATCGGAGAAATACATTGAAGAAGAAAATCGCAAACCAGAAGTAGAAGAAATCACGGAAAATTTGTTCTTGTTGATAACATCCAGTCCATCCAGCCTGAAAACCGAGGATTTGTGGAAAACAAAAATAGAACCCGATATACGAAGATTCGCAGCATACAAAGCAAAAGACAAGACTAGTTTATCGAACCGCGTAGTATTCAAATACATGGATATTGTAGAAAAACATTTGTGTTCAAAATAATCAAAGTACAAAATTGAAATCAAATATTGATATTGTTTGTATAATAAGAAACAACATCAATAACATGAACTCTTTCTTTGCAAACAAAAAATACAAGGTCGTTCCGATTATGGAATTAATAGAATCTGGCGATTCAATACCATTAGTTTATGACATTTCACCCAATAAAAATTTATTATTTAGCGCAATTGTGTTTTTATACAATATCCATATATTTGAAAACACCGAAGTTGACTGGGATAAACTAGAACGAGGCGAATACAACGCATAATCTTTCACACAACAATTCCCTCGATTGTTTTATCCCACTATTGTAATAATGTTACCCACAATTGTAGCAATAGTAGCCCCAGTGGTAAATTGTATTCAACTGTTTCCACAATTATACAAAACCTATGTAACCAAGAGTGTAGACGATTTGTCCATGTATTCATTGTTGCTCATTTTGACAACGAATATGTTATGGTTACTTCACGGTTTTTTTATTGGTGATTCTCCTCTTATCATAGCGGGTGTAATAAGTATGATAATCAACGTCTCCTTGTTTGTGTTATACCTACGTTATCGAAAACCACCTACATCTCTTTTATTTAGATGAGAAGACCGACTTTGTTTGTTAGGAATATCCTTTGATACTGGGGGTTTTCGTTTCACGGCGCCCATTTCAATAATGCTATTATTTTTATTTTTTTGTATGGGATGCTCTTGTATACAATGTTTCATCATTTCATAGGATAATCTGGAGAACATTATTTTATATAGTTTTATTTTTATTTATGCTATTTATTCTATTTATGCTATTTATTCTATTTATGCTAAATTTGTCGCAAAAACATAAAAACATATTATTATATATAATCATAATGGTATCATCAAAAATAAACGATTCAATTCATTATGTCGAAACGAAAAAAATTGACCCGGAAGACAAAGGATATGCGTCATCGGTATATGAAATGACCATACATGGCGAAACCGTCGAATTTGTATTAGGTAAACAAAAATACACCTATAGTGGTAAAAACGTCTTGTATTTTCCTATTTATCTGGTTAATAATAACCGAACACATGCGCAAATCGGTGTTTACGAAATAGAGAATAATCACGCCATCGACGTTTTAGACAAAGATGGTGATATAGATTTAGACGGTTTTGATGAACCCTTGATGTTCAGTTTTGTTACAGAGGAATTTATAAAACGCATGAACGCAGCCCCCGAAAAATCTGCCGAGTCGATGCCTGTAGACCGCGAAGAAGCATTTGCGGAAGAAGAGGACGATGACCATTTGCATGTTGCGATGAAAAAATCATCCCCATCATGTGAGCAAACGATTGATTTAGACGTCGATACATCCCTTGACAATGAAATGGACGTGATTACTTTAGAGAAAAAAACAAAAGGACACCATGCAAGCGCAATATTTGAAATCGACTCCCATCATAAAACCGCTGCGCTCTTGAAACAAGAAACTGAAGAAGACGCGGTCGAATTGAAAAAAGCCTATAAAAAATCGTCCAAGAACAACTGGATAGAAAACTTTATGAAAAATAACAACTATGACATTCTAGAGGTGGAATCAAATGGAGATTGTTTTTTCGCCGTTTTGAGAGAAGCTTTCAAGCAAAATGGACAAATCACAACCGTTGCAAAACTGCGTAATATTTTAGCCGAAGAAGTGACTGATTCGATTTTCCAGGAACACATGAAATTATACAAAGGGTTTCAAACCGAAATCGATGAACTAGACAAGGAACTTGAATCCATGCAATCGACGAATGTTCTCTACAAAAAACGCGCAAAGAAAAATGACAACAAACAGATACGAGATGAAATCATCAATGAAACACAAAAGTTAAAAGAACAATACAAACAAAAATCCGCGGAAAAGAAACAGACGGAATCCTTGAAAAACGAATACGTAGGATATATGAAAGACATCAAAACCATCGAAGACTATCGTGAATACATAAAAACATCGCAATTCTGGGCGGATACTTGGGCTATATCTACACTAGAACGTGTTCTCAACGTAAAAATTATCATTTTTTCGGAAAAATCATATGATGAAAAATCCCTGGACAGCGTATTGAATTGTGGTGAAATCAATTCAGAACTACAAGAAACAGGTGCATTCAACCCAGATTTTTACATTATGACCACATACAGTGGTAACCATTATCGTCTTATTACATACAAAGCAAAACGAATTTTCACGTTCCGAGAAATACCCTATGACGTAAAAGTATTAATAATCAACAAATGTCTCGAGAAAAACGCCGGTATCTACTGGTTAATACAGGATTTCCGCAATATGAAAACAAAACTAGGATTCAACCCAGATTCTGGAAAACCCTTGGAGGATGATGACCACGATGATGAGAACGACAAAGACCTCTATGATAAATCGCCTAAATTCATGTTCCATGCGAAATCCGAAAATTCGGCAAAACCGGGGAAAGGGTCGGGCGAAAGCATCATGCAATCCGAAAGGAACGATTACATTGATTTAGCAAAAAACAAAGAATGGAGACGCAAACTTGATGATATGTGGTCAGGTGTCGTGATGGAAATCGACGGAAGAAAATGGGCATCCGTTGAACATTATTTGCAATATGCTAAATTCAAAAAAGGATTCCCCGATTTCGCCATGATGTTTTCATTGGATTCAAATAGTGAATTTGCAACAGACGCTGAGATTGCCGCCCATGCAGGCAGTGAAACCGGTAAACACGGTAAAAAAATATTACGACCAAAACATGTCAAACACGATGCGGACTATGCGCTAGGGCGATACACCGAAGAACGTAAACTAGCATTGCGGGCTAAATTCACGCAAAACGAAGACATGAAACAAATCCTATTGGCAACCAAACGAGCACAACTATTACACTTTACTCGTCGCGAACCGCCTAAATTAGATATCTTGTTGATGAGGATACGTCAAGAGCTATATCAAAAAATGCCATAAAATTGAAAGGCTTTTTTTGTTTTGACAATAACAGCATTAAAACAATAACAACAATAACTATAACAACCAGCTTTATATCTTATATTTTTCGTTACTACTTTTTCGTTACTACTTTTTCGTTAACTCAAAACAATGGCAACCTTTATGGATAATACCGTCAATGCTACTACCGTCGAAGACACATGGAACAGTCTTTACATTCCTATGATTCCTCAAGACATCATGCTTGATGACAAAACATGTGCAAACTCAGATGGACTGACCGACTACTTTGAAAACAAAGCATGCATCGGAAAAGTGAAGCGAGTCGATTTGATTACAAAACCACGTGGAAATTTCACTGTTCTTGCCGCTTTCGTTCATTTTGAAGAGTGGTATCCAGACAGTGAAAAAATCCGCAATCACCTAAATCATCCTAAATCCAATGGTGAATTCCGTCTAGGCGGATATTACAACAAATCCGCAAATCGTTTTGTCAACTTTTATAGCAGTCAAAATCGCACCTATCAACGTTTCCTACCTGCAAAAATCAACAAGACTCCTATTCCTGAAATCAAACCGATGGAAGCTTCTGAATTAAATATTCATCAACTTGTGCATTCTCTTGAACTTGCCCGTGAAACTATTGCTAACAATGAAAAATTACTTGCTGAACAATCTGCTCGCATTGCCGAATTAGAACAATTACTTGCCGCCAAACCAGATGCTGAAACCGCCCCGCCTAAACGATTTTTGTAAACAATCATTTTGTAAATAACTAAATCAAAAAAAATATACAGAAACTGTATATTTTTTCACGGAGGTTCGTTCGGCGTTATGATTCAAGAAACAAAAACCCCTCCTTTTTCATAGTAGTTTTTAACAGTTCCATATCGATGGTTTTGTTACAAAATTCGTCGAATGTCTGATGTTTCAATACAAACATGTTGATAATTTTATACAAATTATCACAATCCATTTTGTCAATGTAATTCGTATGATGAACTAACCACTCATAAAAAGGTTGTGTGGTGCCACTTTTTTTGTATTTTGTGTAATAGGTATATGTTGCATGCAATGCTACCGTTGTTGACGATGTTTTCATGGTCGAATAATCCGTCCCCGACAATACTGCTATTTCACGAAATGCACCTATGTCCATATTCAAATCTTTCAAAATCGATTCGGTGTCATAATACAATAAACTATGGGTTGTCATGTTCAATGTGCGAAATACGCGGGGACAACCATAGACAAACATATCCATGTCGTCGCTCATACATCCCCATGCTTTTGTGCTTGCAATTTGCACGCACAAATTGTCAGCTTCACCCTCTGCGTATATATATGTTACTCCATATGCAGTCATCAAATCCTTCACGTCCTGAATATTGTCATAGGTTATCATGGTGGATTGCTTTTTCAAATAGTCTAATTCTTTCAAAAGCAAATCGTCAAGTATACCCGTTGACTCGAGTTTTTTTTGTAATTCGGTGTATTTTTCTTCTGCCTCCCGTTTTTCAATTCGCCGTTGTATTAATAACTGGCGTTTTTCAATGGGAGGTCGCCCATCAAATATGAAAACCGGAGTGATATTGTATTTTCGGAAAAGGGAAATCAATAAATAGAAATTTTCGAGGAGCGCATCTTCCGCAGCGAATTTATACAAATAGATACTGGTATCAATCACGATTGTTTTTTCGGACAATTCACTGAAGTGTATTTTTCGGATGCTGGTTTTTTTGCATTTTTCTAATAGAAATTTATTTAAATATTTTATTCCCATGCAATTTTTTATTTTATTTTGTATCCGTTGTTGTTATAATTTTGAATTCAATTTTATAATATTTAGATAATATATATAAAGTGATTTTTAAAAATATGAATAACAAAAAATCAAAGAGACTCAAACGTAATAATAAAATAAGAAACACTAGGAAGAATAACAAAAAAGGTGGCGTTTTTAAAAATTTTATACAATTATCTGCACGAGGATTAGTTTCATCTTTTCTACATAATCCACAATTTCGAAAAAAAAATCTAGTATACAACAATATTCGTAATGTAAACAACGTGAATAAATCTATCAAACCTGTGGTGGCTCTTGAAAAACAATTGAATACAACAAAAATCAAAGATTCGGTACAGGAAAATGTAAAAGTAAATAAACCAAAATCACCACATATCAAACGTGATGATAGAGTTAAATTTAGTGAATTAGCGAGTGAAAACTGGTTCAAACCGGTAAATGATTTGACTAGTAAAATTAATAAACGTCAAAAAAGTATAAAACTATTATTATATTTGAACGAGTTAGTAAAAGAATATAATTCACTATACAAATCTGATAACGAAGAAGCAGAAAAAATACAGGAAGAAATACAAACCACTATATTTTTTTTGGACAACGAAGATGCTAAAAAATATAACATCAATAAAAATAATAATCACTCTACATACATTCCAGATACTAAAAAAATAGAAGATGACATGAAAATACTACAAAAAGAATCTACGTTCACATATAATTTACTGAAAAACATTGACATATCCCCAAAAGAAATTCAAATAGCTTATTGTAAAAAATGGACAAGAAATATATGTGAAGAACATGACACCCCTCTTGAATTAATGAGAAGAATGGTATCTTATATTGGTAATAATATTGCTAATAATATTTCTCATCGTCTTTTCGGCTCTGTTCTCCCTGATGATAAGATAAATAGTGGTAAACAAGAAAAGAAATCAGTAAAATCATCTATTTTTAACAGATTACCTACTAATGTTCCTGGACCTTATACTTATGTTCCTTGGTATAACATTCGTATAAACGGAATAGCAACTGTTAAAACTATATACGGAGCATTATACGGATTTGACGAAAATTGGTTACATAATATTTTAGGCATTTTGGATCCAATCATAAATACTGTTTTTGATGAAATCAAAAAATTTGATTTGGATTTTACTACATTACTTCTTTCAAGTATGAGTGGAAAAACCGAAGAAGAAATTTATATTTTTTTTGAAACACACAAAAACATAGAAAAGTTAAAAAATAAATTCAATGAATTTTTGAAAAGGAATGCAGATAGTTTTTCGAAAGAATATAAAAATACTCATTTTATTGAATTTTCGGAAGAATTTCAAAAAAAAATTAAAGAGGCACTAACTGAACAAATGAAAGATGCAATAGAAACTGAATATCATAATATGGAAGAAAGAGTTGCTCAAAAAATACTAACGATTACAAATGGATTATCAGAGTTTAGAAAAGAATGGTTATTGTTTATCAAATCAAACGACAATTTTGATGAATTTAACATATTATTAGGAAAATGAAGAATCAATTGGAAGTTTTACAAGATAAAGCGGTTAAAATATTGAATTCGACTAATGATATTTAATTTTATAAAAATATTACACATTTGTAAATATATAAATGTGCATGTAATAAAATTATTTTTTATTTTTTTTGCTCAATTTTCTTTTTACATTTGATTTTTTTTTACTTTTTTTATTCATACAAATGTATTGTAATTTTTTATTGAGTGGATATTTTCGAAAATACGGGGTTCCGCCAGGCATGCTTGGATAGTCCTCAAACGCTTCTTTTAGTACTGCTGCATATCTTTTGTTTTCAAGTGCATTTTTTATTAGATAAGCAAACGTATCAATATTGCTTTTAACAGCGTTCACAAAAAATTTTTTTTCAGTTGTTACTTTACGTTCAGTACCTGTAACCAAACCTTTAATGACATACCCTATAGTCTTTTTAAATTCTTCAAGTGTAAAGTTCTCTGTAATATTTTTTAAAATTTCTTCTTTAAATTGCATTGCTAAAATAGCCAATTGATTTGACATAGAAATTCCACCCATTATTCCATATTTTTCAGGGTTCCTGATACGCGATGCTGACATCGCGTCTGTCTCCATCTGGTCAGCAATAATTAGCGTAATTGCTTCTATATAATGATTGATTTTTTTTCGGGTTTTGTCGTCTGTGGGTTTTGTTTTGTCGTCTGTGGGTTTTGTTAACTCTTCTAATACATTTATATATGTATTAGCGGAAGCTAGGGTAATAATTCCATTCTCCAGCGTATATTTCACGTCATCGTCGTTTTTGTCTTCTTCACTCAAGCGGTCTTTAATAAACTTGTTTATCTCGATAATTTTCGCTTTATGTTTTGCACCCGCAGATATAAACATTTGATAAACAGAAGGGGCATAATCTTGTGCAAATTTTACAATAGTTAAATTTTTTTCCGTAAAAGTCGCTTTCCATAATTTCCAAAATTCAGCCACAGTTTCAAGACCATCACCATTTAGTTGTTTTTCCATTTTTATTGCAACATCTAACGATGTAGCACCGTACTTAATTACATTATATAAATTGTTAACCACAGCTGTGTTGTCTCCAAGTAATTCTTTAATAGCATCATAGTTTCCTGTCACAGCTGGGACTACCGATACCCCTTTTTTTGCAGTGTTATAAAATGAGTTTTCTTTTAAAAAAAATCCTACTAAGTTGCTTGCGGTCTTATCCGCTTTTGCTGCAATAAAATTTGGCTGTTCAAATACAGCTTTGTATTTCGCTTTAGTATTTTCTGTTTTCGTTTCTGCAAATTTTTTAAAAAAAGGACTTTCCATTATAGCTTTAAAAAAAATTTGTATTTTTTCCAAACTGTATTGACTTGTAAGATCCTTAAAAGGATTAATTCCTGATAATTTTATTGTATCGTTATGATAAAGTATTGTACCATGTTCTTGTAAAATTTCCCACATGTGAAATAATCGCACTGTCTCATGCTCAGGCTCCGTTGAGAAGTATCGATGTTTTTCAAAAATTTTCTCTTCCATATTTTCTGGTACAACTTCAGAGAGTGATTTTAATAGCACGCTAGCCATATTTTTAATATAAATTTCATTCAATATTGCATTAAAAATTCCTATTTTCTGCTCTAGTGCATATGCATACTTTATTAGTGCGATATATTGTTCTATCCGAACATTTTCATCACTTAAATCAAGTCCAGAGACATTCTTGACAACTCTAGCGGTTTTGTGTTTAACAGAACTGATTCCTTCAGTAAAAGTTTTTTTCACGGAATCCCAATCTTTTGCCAATTTTTCATGTTGGGTACTTGAATTCTCTATGGTCAGTGTCCCAGTATTGGTTAAATATGCAAATTGCGATACGTCATGAACTTTATTATCGCCCAGATTTAAATTTTTTGTTGAGAAATTTTCATTATCTATAAGTATCGCTGTTATTATTGATAAAATTACTACTACACTTAATAAAATTACATATTTAAGCCCGCCGCCTGACATATTTAGATTCTCTTCATCGGTTACTATTACTCCGCTTAGTTCACCAATTTTTTTTTTCAGTGCTTTTGCATCAGCTAAGTTGATTAAAAGTAGTTTTGCGTGAAATAATGCCATAAATCGAGAATCAACAAATGACTCAATTTTACGAGCTAAATCCGGACGTTCTTTAGTTACATTCGGAAAAAATTCATTGAAGTTCATGAAATTAACTAATATTCCAATACAATATTTTTGCATAGCAATTTTTTTATAATATTCATCGATTAACATGGCTATTATTTTTTCGTTTTCTTCTAGTTTTTCTATGGCTTTCACTTCGGATTTAGACGCTTTCTGTACGGATTCAGTAGACGCTTTCTGTACGGATTTAGTAGACATTATATATTATATATTATATATTATAAAAATATATGTTACACATCAACATGTAATCAATATATCACTAAATGCTATATATTATTACAAAATCAACTATGATATTTATTACTGTTTTTTGTATGATGTGAATATATACAAAAACATTATGAAACAAATAACAAATGATTTACAAAAATACATACAAAAACATTATAAACAATTATACAATTCAAATAATTCATCTCTTCAGTTTTCAGGAATGCAGAAAAAATTCATTAATGATTTCCACGACAGAATTATTCAAGCCCATTTAGCATGGTTCAATGAGAACGGTGCTATAGATGATTCTGTCGCTACGCCCAAACCATCCAGGTCAAATTATTCTTATATACCTGCGGATTTCAGGGCGATTATCGAGCGCGACATGAATGTTCACAAACATTATCAGTTTTCCATCGCTGGGAGAAAAATATCCGTGGTATTTTATGCCAGCACTGAGAAATCCTATCCCGCAAAAACCTGGCTAAAGTATTTGCAAAAGATTTTCATGTGGTTGCATATTGCAAATCAATATTCTTCTAAAAAATGTTCTCCTGTTTTGATGGTCTATCTCTATTTGACACCTTTGCAGAAAAAAATGCCGGAATCGAAATCCGTTGAAATCGGCAGAACCCATGCGAATACCGCTTTCACTACTTCATGCACAAAAACCACGGAAATTCATTTGTATCGAGAAGAAGAATGGTTCAAAGTGTTTATCCATGAGACATTTCATTCACTGGGGCTGGATTTTTCCATCATGGATTCTAGCCGTGCCGACCGCGCCATCAAAGAAATATATGGATTGAATCCTGCTTTAGGCGACGTCCGATTATACGAAAGCTACTCTGAACTCTGGGCGGAATTCATCCATACCTGTATGTTTGTGCATTTTCAAATGATAAAATCCCGTGGTCCAGAAAACGCGAAACATTTAGGCGGATTTGATGAAAAAGTTCGTAACCATCTATGTTACGAGATAACATTTTCTATGATACAATGTGTCAAAATTTTACATCATTATGATTTGCGTGTTCGTGATATAGTTGTTGATTCTGATGCATCTAAGGAGGCTGTTCTCAAAAAATACAAAGAGACAACCCCCGTGTTCTCCTATTTTTTTATTAAATCCCTCTTGATGTTTCATATGAATGATTTTATTGAATGGACCATGATACATAATCATGGGTCATTCGATTTTTTGAAAACCGATGGCAATATCCAAGCCTATGTTGATTTTATCCGAAAACATCGCACTGGACGTGCTTATTCGGGGCAAATGGCCTTGACTGAATCGTTATCCCATTATCGTGGTTCACAAAAAAACACTTCGACGGGATTGACTACCTTGCGAATGACGATGCTGGAAGATTGAGGGGTGGCTGGGGTGGTGGGTCTCCTAATTCGCAGACATTTGTTTGAATTCTTTCCATGAAATCGGTTTTCCTTCTACTGGCGGCACTTTTTGTTCCGCATTTTCTCGGTCTAAATTTTCACCACGTTTTAGCGCAGCATCTACGTATAATTCTTTCAAAATTTTACCGACCATTACGGAACCTTCATGCTGGTCGACTTTGCAGTCTTCGATCATTTTTAGAACACCCAGCAATTGTGTCATGATTCCTAAATCAAGTTCGTCTTTTAACACTTTGTTGAAAATATCGGTATAATTACTGAACAAAAACCACGCTTGTTTTTGACAGAGGTCTAGAAATTCTTGTGGGTCCGTCGCGCGCATATGTCCGTCGGTTTTTTTCAATTGTTCTAAACGGCGAATATCATCTCGTATCTTTACACTATGTTTCACGCGACGAATTGTCTCGGTATTGTTTTCGCAATCGGAATTGTCTAACAATTTTTTTAAATTTAGCTTTTCTTCGGCGTTCATGGATCGTATACAAACAATGGCGTTTGGTCTTTATGTATTTTGATACGAAAATATAATATTGCCCAATTTTATATTTGAACACATAAATATGATACCCGGTAAAACTATGATGGAAAATATACAGGAATCCCCGACTGCTGTAATTGTTACAAGCATATTGTCATTGTTGATTGTATTCGGATTGTATGTATTGAAAAAATCACCTATTACACAAAACATTCGCGACAAACTATATGAATACAAGCAAAAAATCATATTGTCGTTAGTCGTCAAAAATGGGGAAATACGTAATACGAATTCATGGTCGTTTTCCAACATGGCATTGTATTTATTAGAATCGTTCGATATGCTTTAGCCGTTTTTATTTTGTCCACGTATTTTATAGAATGAAATTTCGACCAGTATACATTGCTATTATATTTGCATTAGTAGTTATTATATTTATGACAAGTTCTGCGGGTTCTACTTATGTTCCATACATGAAAACCTCTTATTTTGACCAGGCTTTTCCTTATGAAGGTATGCAAACCAATCAAAGTCCTGTTACTGAAAACCCTGCGCAATCTAGTGATTTAGGTTCTTACATGAGTGGGATAAGCAATTTATTTCAATCTAAACAATCTAAACAATCTGAATCATCTGCTCCTACTTCAACTAAAGTGGAAGGATTTGCTCTTCAACCTAGTCCATATACTGCATCTGAAATGATTGACCGTTATGGTAAAACCCCTGGCGAGCCAAGTTGTTTCGGAAAAAGTATGGGATATTCTCGTAGCACTGGACCATTATGTTTCAACGATGAAGATTTGAAATTATTAACCACACGCGGTGGAAACATGGGTAGTCGCGATTCTGTTATAGGGCAACCTATGTAAATAGTCTAAAAACGAAAAATGTATATGGTTTTCGTTTTTACATGTATCGCATCTAAATGTTGATCTTGTATTTTTCATAAACAACGTGCGCGAGGAACAATCCGAAGAAATTCTTAGCAAACAAATCGAGAACATTATACAGTATATTCTTCCAATAATAAGACATCAATGCAGCAATTCCATAGAAGGCCCATATTCCTGAAAATGCCCAAAAGATCAGTTGACCGATTTGTGTATATTTAGCATATTGTTGATAAATAATCATAAAATAGGCTAAAAATGGAATGAATCCTAATGTTACTGCCAGTGTGGTAGGTATGACATGAATTTCGCCTAAATATCCGAAAAGCAACATTGCCCAATTCAGTAAAAAAATTGGAATCAAATAGATAGCATTTGTTTTGAATGAGTCAATCAAAGTATATTGTTTAGGGGTCTCGTTTGCGACGATTGGTTGTTCGATGTCACTCTCGTCATCTTTTTTGTGTTTCACATTTGATTTTGTGTTGATAAAATCCAGATACACACACAATGTATAAAGCATAGTAGGCGTTGTAATTGCCCAGTCGAAATATCTGTTAGGTGTTACATTTTTGATGCTATGTATATTTGTTGCAAACCACGCGTAAAAACTGCCTTCGATGATTTGTACAAATATTTCAATGCCTAATAATTTTTTCAAAACGGAAAATTCAGCTACCACGGGCAGTGTAAAAACATAAATATCAAGAATTCCGATGACAATTTGAACAAACAACGACCCATATACCGTGCGATTCAATGTTTTTTGTAAATTCATATATCTATATATTAGATGTTTATTTTTTCAACTATATTATGAAAACGTTACCATGCATTTTGTGCAATAGGTTATTGTTTTACTTCGGTCTGGGTCAATATCAATCAAATCTGTTATGATTTCATGTTCGCATTTTTTTTTCAAATATTGCTCTAGGGCTGTGCATAGTTTCGCATAATCGGCGTCGCGATCTTGAAGGGGGACCGATAACAATCGGTCGCGTGCATATTGAACCGCGTCGAGTTTTTCTTCCATGGTATTGTTTCTTGTGTTATAGATTTATTTTATTTTGAATCTATGTTCAATTTTGTTTCCTGTTTGTTGGGGGTGGTGGGTTGAAAAAGATAAAACTCCTCTTTCTGTTTTTATTGCGTATGTATTCTGCCACGGGTGATTTTATATTGGCAAATTTTGACTTTTGGGATGTATTATAGGAAATATCTTGTATTCCATGTTCTCGTCGTATATTCATGTATTCTTCGAAATGGTCGAGGAGGAATATCGTTTCCGGTTCATTTGTCATATCGGATGGAATATTGCCGTCTGAATTTTTGATTGTAGGATTTGCGCCGTTTTTCAACAAGAGTATGGCACAGTCTTTTGTATTCCATCGCGCGCATTTATGCAGCGAGGTTTCTTTGTTTTTTGTTTTAGAATCCACATCTGAACCGGCTTTCAAATATGCGTTGAGCATGGGAATGTTGCCCCACCGAGCTGCATAATGGATTCCCATCCAGCCGTCTCGGTCTTCCATGAAATTGATGTCTCCGCCCATGGCAATGTATTTGCGTACATCGCGGTCATTTCCGAAATAGGCGGCATTGAGAAGGTCCTGGTCGATTTTTTTTACTTTTGCTGGTTGCTTTGAAGACACTTGCCATCCTTTTGCAAATGGGTCCATGTGTTATTTTTTGTTTCTATAATAATATAATAATATTGTTTACATTTTTTTCTAAAAAAATATAAATTACGTAGTAGGTGGAGTCTCATGGACGCATGTCTAAATATCCAATGAAATGGTGTTTTTATCGGAACGCTGCTTGCGTTTACTGCGCTTTGGTAAACTGTTGTTTTGCGCATCACGCAGTGAACTAATACTTATCATACTATCGTCTTCGTTGTTTTGCTCATGAATGTCGACGGTGCGTGTTTTCAATCCTGCTAAAATATTATCTATATCACTATTTTGAGGACCGCGCATTTCTTGTCGCTGTGGTGGTGCATTCACATCTGCATATGGAGTGTTCATACTGACGCCTTCTTCGCGGAACATGGCACCACGACTGGCATTGATGTCTGGGCGATTTCCAGGACGTTCGGTGTAAACCATACCGGGTCTTTGCATAGGTCCTTGATTTTTCGTTTCTACTGGGGCGGGTGGAGGAGGGCCTCTAGGTCTCTGTGATTTTTGGTCCTGCATCATATTGTTCGCCATGGCAAAACCCGGCGATTTTTGACTCATGCTGTTTACTGTGGCATCTGTAAACATGCGCATCAATTCTGGACTTTGTTTGATTACATCGTTGAATCCAGGAGTAGCACTAGAAAGAGCCTTGTTTGTGAAATTGACGACGGCTGCGCTGAACCCTATGCGCAACAACAACGACAATTCTGGAGCCATCTTTCCTCCCTTGTATTTATCGTGCAATTCGGAGAAAATCTCTTCGTAACTGTCAATATCTTCGTTGATTTGTTCTCCCCATCCGTCTAAATTCAACCCGAATGGGTCGAATGCAGCATTCGCATATTCGACGGAATTGACAAAGGTCATGAACCACCATCCCTGTAGTTTAATGCTGTCCTTTTTACGCTTGTCTTCTAATGCAGTTTCGTATTCATCTTCGACCTCTTCATATTGAGAATCCATATTAAAGTGAGTAATATTTTTGACTAAACCCTTTTCATACCATTCCTCCAGTTTCTTGATCATCAGACGTTTCTTCCTGCGTTTTTCACGGTCGGATAGTTTCGAAGAGTTGGACTCAATCGGAATGTCATTCATTTTTGAAAATCCGTCCCAGGTGCTTGTTTTACCTACACTTTCGACTGTTGCAGAACCTAGTTTTGAATCATTTGTAGAGGATTCGGGTTGACTAGGTCCACCTCCAGACTTGAATCCAAACATGTTTCCTAAACCACTCAGTAATTTCGATTCTCCTGTAGGTGTGGATGGTGTGGTATAATTTGCACCGCCCGAAGAAACCCCGGACAAATCATTCAAATCGTTTTCTAATTTGTCTAGTTCTCCTAAATCAATGCTAATGTTTCCAGTAGATGCCTTTTTCTTGTCATTCATCAACAATTCAATCCCTGTTCCGAAATTGACGGAAGGAGTTGCGTCACCGAATCCTGAAGACGACGAGGGTCCATCGTTGAAATTCAATGAAATTGGTTCTAAATTATCTAATCCAATATCAATTACTTCCATGTTATGATAATAATATACTATTTATTTTTAAGTCTTCCGCATAAGTTATTATTTTTTCCCGTTTTAAATACCATATTCCTTGCAAGAAACAATCGGCTAAATCATCGCGCTTTGGTGTTTCGAGAACATGGGACCATTCCCCCAAATCTGTGTTTTTTTCCAGGAATTGTTTGCAAAAGAAAATCCCGTCTTTTTTGTGTTGTTTGTAATTGTTCTCGGTCTCTTTTGTGTTTGCTAAATCTTTGAGTTTGTTTGCCGATGACACAAATTCTATATGAATATCGTGGCGTCCTCGCATAATAAAATATTGTGCTAACATACCCTGGATCGTTTTCATCCGATTTGCTAAAATACCGATTTGGTTCTCCAGTATAACATGTGTAATAGTTCCGTTTGTCATGTCGGGTATTTCATCTAATAGACGTGTCATGTTTTTTCCGATGGATATCAAATCAGTATTGTTTGCGGTTTTCTTTTTAGGGTCGACGAGAACTTTGTAGGTATTTTCTTCGAAAAAGGGGATGATTATTTCTAGGAGGCCCTTTTTTGTGGTGGGTATCGATGGTGGAGGTTGCGGTTTTTCGAAGGCTATTTTTCCTAAATCTTTGTTCTCGAATATTTTGTATTTTTGTGCTATAGGTATTAATTCTTCATAGGTGTGTTTTTTCAGGGTTGCCGTTGAGATTGATTTATCGGGAATGATGTATTCGGTGGATTGTGTCGCGTGTTTTTCGCAATAGGTTTTCTCTGGTGGTCTACTGTATTTGGCTTTTTTGTTGCAGAGCTTTATCGGTGCGTTTTTTTTCGCGGGTTTCAGGGAACAGTTGCAGGTGGTGGTGGTCGAGGGTTCGGTGTTCATCAAATTGAGTATTTCCCATCTTTGAATGGAGGGCGCCCCTGTGGCGGTGGTGGTTTCAAAAATACAGACCGCCATGTTTTTGATTCCGATGTCGAAACTCGCCAGTTTTTGAATGGGCATCGATGTGTATTATTCCTACATTTGTTCCTAAATCGTTTTCTCCGCAAATTCTATATCAGTCGGAACCCGATGATTTCTCAAATACGTGCGGTTCTCAATAATCAAGATAATATGCAAAAAATAAACGTAGTATTGGTTTTGCTGATAGAAATCTACCGTGTTCTCATGGGGGCTCTTTTAGTATCTTTCGTTCCGCAAAATTGCGATGGACATATTTGTTCTCCTACCGAGAACTTGTACAATGGAAATGATTTGTATATTGCTGGATTCGTCATCAACTTTTTCACTCTGCTGTCGTTTTTGACTCTTTATGGCATCGAAACAAAACGCGAGAATCGTCTTATTGCATATTTGGATGTAAACCCCCATAAGCCGAATGACTCCGATAGTGTCAGGGAAGCTCTAATGGCATTACCCGAATCAAAGCGCGAGAACATTCTTTATTTAGACAAAATTTATCAAAAAGGGGGGTATTTTGTAACGGGCGCGTTTGTCCTAAATACTGTCTTTAGTGGAATCGTTGTGTTTGATAATTATTTAGACAGTAAAACGGTGACCGCTTATTTGACAAACGTTTTGTTCATGGCATCAAAAGTTTACAACGTGTATAGCATTGCAAACACAGAAGAAAACGTGTTCTATTCGGCGTATTTGTCAAACAAACTGCAATACAATGAGGTTGACCCCGATAAAATTGCGGATAATGTAGAATTGACGGGTTGTTCTCGACCAGATAATTTAGACATTTCTGTTCACGGTGATATAGAAATGTATGCTATGGAAAATCGATATGTTTCGGCGGATGCGGAAGAAAATGTCGAAGCGGTTGAAATGGATGATACAGAAATATCAGAATAAGGGGGTGGGTGGGTAAACAAAAATAACATCTATGACACATATTCAGGAGTGTATGAATATTAGAAATATGTATTTATTCAAAATAGGAGGAATTCATAGCGCGCGGCGTTTTTTTAGGTGGTTTTTGTGTAAAATTTTTTATAGTTATTTTGTATAAGGTAATGTCAAAACATGACGAGTATGTCAATAGAATATCTGAAGAAGGCTATGACAAGAATGAATTTATGATAAACAAAATAACAAAAAATTACATGAAAATAGATTTAAACAAATATGTGAATAAAGCAACATTCAATGAAGCAACATTCTATGAAGAAACATTCAAAGAAGCAATAAAAGATTGTTATGTATTTGTAGTAGAAAAAAATGAAATGAAAAATATTGGTAAATATAAAAAAATGGAAATTAAATATTATGCGTTCCCGAACCAAAGTGAGGGTAATAATAATATGAAAAAAACATACGTAATATTTGAAGATGATAACAAAACCGAAACTGAGATTACTGTAATGACTTATGATTTAGATGATAGAAAAATAATAGGTAAGTCACCTGACCCATTATATATATTGAAAGCCGATTGTGATAAAAATAGCACAAAAACCGTAGGAGGAAAATTAAAACGAAGTCGCAAAAACAAAAACACTAACAAAAAATCAAAAAATACCCGAAGAAAATCAATTCGTCGCCGTCGTTATTAGACCTTTTCTCATTTAAACCGTTGAAGATTTCAATGCGTCCCTTTGTGGCGGTATTACACCATTTTTCATTTGAAACGCCTACAGTAGTTAGGTGTTTTGAGATAATGGAGAATACATTTTCGACATTGGAAATGAGAAAAGGTATAAAATCTTTATCGGCCATTGACCACGAAGAATGTAAATCCGCAGGGACGGTCTTCAACGGTGTAAATGTGCAAAAGTCTAATCATTACAGATTGTTTATAAAAATACATAAACAATCGAGAACATAAAAAAATACAATATATACATATTTTTTGTTTTTTATAAATTTTTTATTTTTTAATTGTCAGTGCCATGAGTGAACCATTCTTCGTCCCATTCTTCGTCCCATTCTCCGTCCCAGTCGTTATCATTATGACAAAAACATTTTATATTATTAGGTACAATAGGATCAGAAACATAATTACCACAAACTCGACAATTTATCGCTTGAAATTGTCGATTAGGTCCATCGTCTGCATTTTCAACCCAAAAATACCAAAGCTCGTCATCGTCATCATAATCATTCGCTATCTCAATACTATGGTTATGAAAAGGATTCGCTCTACTAAATGTTTGGTTGTTGAAAAGATGATGGATACGCTCTTTTTTTGATTTAATAAAAGATATAGTTTCCCACGTTTTTGCGTCATAGAAACAATAACTCTTGATTTTATCTAATAAATCACCTGATGAAACATGTAAATTGTTGATAAGTAATTGCTTGATAATACTACTCATTGTTGTTATCTAACCTCTTGTAATAAAATTGAAAGTAGTAACGAAAAGTTGAAAATAAAGTTAAAAGCTAGTTGTTATTATTGTTGTTGTCTTAATGATGTTATTGTCTAAACAAAAAAAAGCCTTTCAATTTTTTGTTATTATATTTGGGCGTTTTCCACCACATGGTTTGCATATATAAAAATATATATGCAAAAAAGTCTAAGCAGATGCATTTAGCAACTGGTTTTGTGTAATAACTGGTGCCATCTTTCTTGCGTTCAATTGCTCTGCACTGAGATACAATTGTTTTAAATCACTGGATTGATAACCGAATGGTTGCGTGTTATCTAAATAGGATTTGTAATAATATGGAACAGTGTTAGTTTGTACAGGTGCAGTTGAATATCGTGCTATATATCCTATATCATTCAATGACTCGGCTTGTTCTTTTTGAATGATTGCCTTTGCATTTTCAGTAAGGTGTCTTCGGTATTCCCAGTTGGATTTCATACCAGTAGCTTGTAGCAAATTGTTGTTTGTCACCGATTCTTGTTGCCATGAAGCGACTAATACTCTGCCGTCATTCATAAAAGGGGGGAAATCTTTGTATAAATTGTGTGTTTGAAATCCATAGGTTGATTTAGGAGGTTCAGCTAATATAGGATATGCAGAATTGATGGCTAATCCGGGTATTGGCATCTTTTGAAATATATTTATATAGACTAAATATATTTTATACTGAATCACCGCCGCCCTCTCCCCTCCCCTCGTATTATTCGGCGGATTCTAACAATTGCACAAGCTCTTGTTTCTTTAATTTACTAGGGTCGGTTGATAAACCCTTTTCGATAACAGTAGCCCTCAAAACCGATAGACTCATTTTTTTGTAGATTTCTTTATTGTCTCTGGTTGAATCATTTGCGACCTCTTCGGTTTTAGTATGTTCGATTTTGTGAATGACGATGTCTTCGTCATTGATTTCCATGTTTTCTTTCAAAAGGGTGGATTCGATTTCTGCTATTTCTATTATTCCTAAATCATTTGCTTCGGGGGTATTTTCGTTGATATCTACGTTGATTACTTTTATGGTGGATTCTGTAGGAGTATCATCGTCTGATACAATTATTTTTTTTGGTTCCTCTTCTTCCTCTTCTTCGTCATCTTCGTCTTCTTCGTCTTCTTCGTCTTCTTCGTCTTCTTCGTCGTCTTCAGAATCGTCGTCTTCTTCGTCTTCGTCGTTCTCTGCAGCTTCATCATCATCCTCATCCGATTCCTCTTCCTCTTCGACGCCATTCGGTTCACTTTTAACTACATCATTAAACATGATATCAAATTCATGCATATTTGTTGGAAGGAATCCATTTGAAAAAGTAACAACATTCTCACTTGGTGCTCGAACAACTGTATTCTGATTTTCGCCTAAATATGTTATATTGATTTGCATATTTTTTATTTGTTTCACTATGTTGTTTATTATTTCAAACATAGTATCTTGTTTGTGTTCTATTACAATCATGCGCTGTTTAAAATGATAAACTAGCATAATGATCATAACAAAAGAAATGCCTAAACTGATAAAGAAAAATGTCTCCATAAAACTAAAAACGCCCATTTTATTATTAAAACATAAAAATTAATTGATATTCAAACGAGAAAAATTTGTGAAAATTTTCTATTAGAATATATATATCATAACTTAATAGAATGGATTCTATAAAACCTACAGTTGAATCATTAAGACCAGTTGAATCATTAAGACCAGTTGAATCATACAATGATTTATTTAGCACAAAAAACGGGATTATTATTTTATTATGTATTTTGTTATTATTATCCTTTTTAGGCATAAATCTGTTAAATATTTCTGGAAACATTATTCAAACGATTGTTAACATATTTGGTCCACTCGTTGCTCAAATACTATCTATTTTTGGATATACTACTGGAAGTCTATTAAATATTACCGCCGACGTCGCAAGTGATACTGCAAAAGCTGGAATCGATATTGCCGAAGGTTCTATTCAATCCGTCGGTAACATATTACGCGATGCTAGTCAAGCAAATGTGAATGAGCAATCAAAAACCAGTTTAGACACTGCATTGAATAAAGCGAAAAATCTATCGTCACCACCTCCATCGTCACCACCTTCATCGTCTCCTCCGCCCGCACCTAAGCCAGACAGTACCGAAAATCCTATTCAAAATCCAATCACAACCAACAAGGCTGGATGGTGTTTAGTCGGCGAATACAAGGGTAGACGTGGTTGCATCGAAGTGACCGAACAAGACAAATGCCTTTCTGGACAAGTATACCCTTCACAAAAAATGTGCCTAAATCCAGTTCTAACTCCAAATGTTCCATATCGCCCAATCCCACCTCAACAACCAGTTTATGAATCCGGTATGTATTTTTCAGATATGTATCCTCCTCAACCTATGCCTCCACCACCTCAATAATCACATGGGTGATGACCCCCCCCCCTCTAAAAATATATTTTTCGAAAAATACACATAAATAAATTGCCTTATGTGTATTTATTACACGCAATGAAACTTTTGAACGTAATTTTGTTGGAAGGCGAAAACGTCCTTTTGTTTGAAAGTGAAAGCATGTATGATTATCAAATCATGAATGAATGCATCGAACATAACGATTTCGCAAAAGAACACAAACCTCTTAGTATTCTTGAAAAAATACAAATCGCAGAGCCATCGATGGTTGACTATTATGTCAAAAATTATATGCAATATTTCGGAATCAATCATGTCCGAGGGGGGTCTTATGATAATGTCACCACAGAGCAATACGAAAATTTGCAAAACGAATTCAAACATCTAGATATAGTACATTTGTTAGAAAGTCTGAAATATTTTGTTCATGATGACGCTCGATACACGATTGACCGTAAGGTAATCGAATCCATTGAATGGTTATCGGATACCATCAAATTAAAATCAACTGTGTTCACATACAAACAAAAGTACACGCAAATCATACGTGAACCTTTTGATTTAGTATTCAATGATGATATTAATGCAAAATACAAGCAATTATTAATGTATTTGATGGCTTTACATGAAAAGATACCTCTTGTCAAAAAAATAGAATGTGAGTATATGTTATCTATAGCAAATCCTACAGAAATTTTCAATAAATTTATTGCCGATGACTATTGTGTATCAACCGACGATATCTTAATCGCAAACAAATTGTGCGATTATTATGAATATGCAGCGTATTGTATAATAAATAAATGCGATGAACTTGAATTTGACATAAATCATGATACTTCTATAGTAGATGAATAAGTATTGTTTTTCGTATTGCGACCAGTAAGGGTAACTGTTTTATTTACGTTTATATTTGGTGTCACATCGCAATTCGATATAGTATTAGTCGCATTTACCGAGTTGATAACTACATAGTTCTGAAGGGTAGAATAATAATCCGATTGGGTGTAATTAGGGTCTTTTGTATCCACTACACTATTGACGTTAATTTTGAAATCATATGTATATCCATTTACAGTATATAAATTGATATTATTAATTGTAATATACCCTGCAAATACATTTGCTTCAAATAGATTGTTTCCGGAATTTGTTGTGTTTAATCGAATCGTGGATATATTAGTCGCATCGATTATGGGATTAACCGGTCTTGCAACATTGGGTGAATTCAATGATATATCATTATAATAAACATTGCACGATGTATTGGATATTGTCATTTCAGATGCGGTCCTAACAAAATCTAATGTATTATCTAACTCGGTGTTGTTTCTTCCAGACACATACATATTAATTGGAATACGTAAAGAAAATGAATAATTCGTATCATCAATTCCGTTTTTAATGGTAAGTGAACCGATTAATACGTCAGATGCAGAATTCGAAATTACACTTGTATAGGATGTATAAATCCATTTATCGTTATTGGAATAATACAAATCTGTATATTCACGGGTCACTTGCAAATTATACAAAGGTATTTCTGGATTGAAATATAAGTTTTGAATGGGTCCAGGAACATCTGAATAATAAGTTGGTTTTTTAATCATGGCATCGGGACAACTGGTTGTTTGATTTGTAATTTGATAAGAACCATTTACCATTTGTGAATACAATTCGGTTTGTGTTAAATTATTTTGCATTGTATTTTTATTGTTTGCTCTATATTGCAATATTTCCGCTTTGCGCCTCATATCTAATTCATATTGCGTGTATGTCGGATAAGGGGATGATGCTAAATTATCAAAACGAAGCGGTATATCAGTTGATATTCTCCTTCTACGCAATTGTTGTAATACGTTACATTGAGATGACATTTATAATATAATATACAATGATAAATATTATAGATTAATTTTATTAGAATACCATAATGCAGATAGATAAGTAGAACCAAACGTAGTGGTTGCTGAACTTAGTTTGCTTGTAGTAAGGTTTGGTCCAGCAGATACAATACTTGTGATTTCAAAAATATTCAAAGCACGGTCGTAATAACGTAAATCAGACAAATTACCGGAAAATCCAGTGGAAACACCATTAGATTGACAAACATAAACATCTTGATAGTTTTGTTTTGGAACATATGGAAAGGTAACACGTTGTGTAACCACTCCATTTATGTAAACATCCAATAAATTGTTTTGCATACGAAGAATAACATGAAACCATTTTTTCAAAGGAATATTAGTAATATCGACATTTTGAACTCGATCTATTGGAGAAACTGTGTTCATTACTACACGCAGAGTTGGGTCGTTCGATGCTTTTAAATACAAACCGGGACCGTTATTAAGTGGAACAATACCATTAGGATTAGTATTATTTGTATCTTCTGTTATAGTAGATGGATTGTCTCCCTTGTTAAAAATATGCTGATATTTACCAAGGTTATTGGTAGATGTATTTGTCTCAGTAATATTCAGCCATATACACCATGTAAATTCAATACCCGTTTTTTGATTATTTGAACGTAATATTGTTATAGAATCCTTCATTTTAGGGTCCTGTGTAATCTTAACTGGGTTTGAACCCGTAAGTAATCCTTTTACAACATATGGATTATTACTTGGTTCAGAAAAATAACCTACTAAATAAATCCCAATACGTAGTAAAATCATAAAAATAATAACTACAATAAATACAAAAGCAAATCTAGCAATAAGACTATTCGATTCTAAGAATTCACTACTAGCCTCACCTACGCTTTTTGATGAAAATTCACCGACTGTATTTGATACAGACTCTTTGAATGAATTAAATTGATCATTAAAACTACTCGCTACAGGTGCAACTGTACTATATGCAGTATCATACGTTTTAGCTACGCTGTCCGATGCATTATTATACATACTAGACAATGTATCGGTTGTTTTTTGATAATTATCTGTTAAAGTATTCTGCATGCGCTGTAGGGTCGATTCTGATTGACTCATAATTATATGTAAATATAACATATAATTATATTAAATTTTTACAAAAACAGGCTTAATATGAAATTTGACTAACTACTGCATCATCTTTTGTAAGTGCAACATTTACACCGAATTTTCCACCGGCATATCCATTGCCTGCCATATAATTCGACCATACTTGTTGAGGATTCAAGGGTGTTGCTTCATATTTGAATCCAGTTACATATGCATCAAATGTACCGAAACTAATGCTATAGTTATCAAATAGAGTCGGTGGTACAGATAATTGTGTAGATTTAAGTAATTTTCCGTCTAAATAACAATCAACAGTTTGAGAATCAACACTGATAACTACATAAACCCATTTTTGAATAGGAAAGTTTTGTGTAATAGTAATGTCGGTAGGGGGTGAAGTTCCGATTCTTGTTGATAAAGTTGGAATACTTGCTGCTAAATCTAATGAGATTAAACCAGAAGAGTTTTTATATATATTTTTTTGAATAGTATTATTCCATGAATTTACAAATATCCATGCAGAATATGAAAATCTTTGCGATTTTGGATTGGTTAAATCAGCTGAATTGACAGTAGCAGTATTCGTGTTCAAATTATACAAAGTAGTTTTGTTATTTGTAGATGCTTTTTTTGAAGTACGGTATAAAAAATATATCAAAACAATAATAACAATAATTAAAACAATAACTAGAGTATCCATAATTTATATATTTTAAAGATATATTTTTAAATGCTAAATGGCGGATTTTTCATAAAAAGTAAATTGTATAGTGCTGAAATTTTTTCAGGTAACAGTGGCGTTTTATAATAACGTATATTACATATGGCACCTTGCAATCCGTTTTTACTTCCTACAGTAATGACGTCAGTTGGTTCGTATTTTGGCATATTGTTTGAAAACTCAAATGTTCTTGCTAAAGAACCATTTACATATAAATCTACCTTTGAATCAAAATAATTGAATACAAAATTATTCCATTTTTGATTCGGCACACTAATTTCATAAGTGGTTTCAACACTGTTTTGGGAAGCATCCGTTTTGGTATTTGTAAATTGTATCTCATAAATATCTTTGTTTGCTAGACGTGTGTTGTCTGATTGATTTTTGTAGGATATACTTGGTTTTCCATTACCAAAGTCGAATATTTTGGCACCGTTTACATAAGCACTATTTGAATTCGATTGTGGATTCAGATAAATCCACATGCTAAACGTATAATTTGTTCTGTATGGATTTGGTTGTTTATACACGCTATTGTCATCAATAGGTTCCATTAAAAACAAGGAACTATTACCAATCGTTATATTTTTATCGATAAACACTGGATTACTTAATAGCAACGTAGTATCTTTTTGCAATATTTTATTAATAATAATTGGTGTGTATACATAAATCAATACCAGGGCAATCTCAATAAACAGCAACAATATAACTATGTTTGGAGTAATTTTGAATTGATTGAACAAATATTGTAAGCCATCACTCACTAAACAAGGAATAAAGAAAAATAAATTGGCGAAAAATCCAGGCCATCCCGATAGTTTTTTGAATTGTCCTGAAAACAATTTGAATAAAATACCTAATCCAATTATCACAATAATCGCAAGTAATATTTTCATTGCGTATCCTCCATAAAAAACGGTAGTTGGAGTCCATGAAGCCGAATAATAGGAAAATATCAAAATCATGAAAATAATAAATCCACCACCAAGCATCAGTAACATAGGAATATCATTTCCGCTTATTACTGGTGAAAATATTATTAAACTAATAAGCAAAGGAATCGTAATTAATGATGCATAAGATATCATGTTTTTATTCAATGCGGTGGGGTCATATGAAGATTTCGCCAATAAAATACAAATAAACATAATTGACAACATAACTCCTAAATATTTAATCAAAGAACCTATTAACAAACTACGTTGCTCTGGTGTTTCCATTTTAATTGATGTAATAAAATTGCCAAATGTCTTTTTGACCGAATCACCCAATGATGTGAAAAAATCCGCGACGCTTTTTTTATACAAAGTGTTATCCATAGTCAACAATGAATACAAAAGCGCATAGACAGGGTTCCCTATTTTAGTATCGATTAACATAATCACTATAGCCAAAAATGCAAACAAAAGTGCAAATCCGAGTGCAATACCGAATCGTTGACTAATTGTGTATTGTTTCGTTTTTTGAATAAATTTTACTATTGCACTGATTAATGCAACCACTATAAATGCTATTATGAATGCGATTACGGTGGTATACATTGTTTTTCCAAAGTGAGAAAAAGAAAATGACGTAAATAATGCGAATAATGAAGTAAAAATCCCACCATATACGCCATTCTGGATATTTTTGCTTTTGATTTTTTTAATGGCTTTTTTCAATTTTTCAACTGGTATGGCTAACTTTTTCAAAAAATCAAAAAATTTAGGAGGAATCTGAGGTCTTTCTATTAATCCATTATCTTCTGACATATTCTTATATATTATACACAAAGTAATTTCATGCAAATTATTTCGTATTCCTAGAGATTTTCCATGGCGGTTTTTTCACCGTGGCAATTTCTACATAAAGCGACTAAATTATCGACATGGTTACTTCCACCATATTCTAATCTGATTTTGTGGTCGACCTCGAACCATGCAGGTAATTGTTTTGCGCATTTTCCACAAGTCCAGTTCTGACTTGCTGCTACGAATTTTTTCTTTGTTTCACTCACGGACCGTTTTGTCGCTTTTTTACCGGATTGTGTTATACGTTCATATTGTGATTTGTGTTGTTGTAATGGTGGCATTGCTAGGTAGGGTGCGCCGCCTAATTGTTCTTGTGAAAATCCATGTTTCGCCGTGAAATCTAGGATAGGAGAAACTACCATGGACGCATTTTTATCCACAGGTAAATATTTCAAATAATCATTCGACGTGGTTATGATTTGTTTTGCGTATAATGGATTTTTTTTCATTAACCAATAAATCATCAGGGCGGCAAATGCTATACCTGCCATTTGATAATATTTCTTCCATGATAATGCGAGTTTCAAATATTTTCCGTCTGTATATATATTTGCCATCAAAAATGCCGTTATTAACACTAATACAATTTCAAATCTCATTAGTTATAGTATCATTAGAAAAAATCAAGCATAGAGATAAATGAGAACTATGCACAAAAGTATCGCCGCGAAATACAAATAATGTTTTTTAATGCGCAATTTTTCCGCTAAATAAATCGGTTTTATTTTGTATTCATCGGAATATTTATGATAGGCCTCTGCAAAAGTCAATTCTTCTTTTCCTATCAGTTTGTTTATTTTGTTGTGGATGAAAATAGTCCATCGAATGAATGATTCGCGAGAATCTAAATAGGGCGATACTGGATATTTGTCGAGAAGTTCACTGAATCGATTCCCCATTTCAACGACGGGTATAAAAATCGGTAAATTTTGTATGACATCATAGTATTTGCGTTTTGTAATTGCATTCGGATGTTCTGGATACGAATATGCTAATGTATGTATGAAAAACCAGAAATGTGGTCCCCATACAGAAGGTTCATATTGCATAACAAAACTATATAGAAAGTATTGATTATTTATATTTAGAAAAAATCCGAATATGAATACTTATGAACATTTTTGTAATAATTGTGGGAAAAACGGCCACAACTTTAATCAATGCAAAATGCCTATTACAAGTTTTGGTGTAATAGCATTTCGTTTGAATATGGATGGGTTGCATGAATATTTGATGATTCGACGAAAAGATACTTTAGGATATATTGATTTCATGCGAGGTAAATACTCTTTGCAGGACAAATATTATATTATAAATATGGTGAGACAAATGACGATTTCGGAAAAGGAGAAAATACAAACCATGGAATTTGAAGAATTATGGAGAGATGTATGGGGGAGCAGTGAACAGTTATCGAATCAATATAAATCCGAACAGCATGATTCTATGGAGAAATTCAAACTACTAAGGGAGGGGGTAACCTATAACAATGAAACTTATTCGGTCATTTCGATTATTCAAGAAGCAAGTATCTATGAAAAATGGACTGAACCCGAATGGGGATTTCCTAAAGGACGTCGAAACTATTATGAAAAAGATTATGATTGCGCTTTGCGAGAATTTTATGAGGAAACTGGATACAATCCGAAATTATTGAAAAATATTCATAATATTCTACCGTTTGAAGAAATATTCACGGGTTCCAATTATAAATCCTACAAACATAAATATTATTTGATGTTTATGCCTTATGAAAACAGCATGATAAAAACGAAATACGAAGAATCCGAGGTAAGTGAAATTGCATGGAAAACCATTGACCAATGTATTTCTTGCATACGTTGCTATAATTTAGAAAAAATAAAACTGATTACGAATATACACACATGTTTGATAAAATACAAACTAGTATGTTCATAATACAAAAAAGATATAATAGTATTATATAATAGTATTATGTCAGATGAAAATAAAATTGTAAAAATTCGTGTAACAAAAAAGAAAAACCCGGATGATTTATCTTTGAAATTTCAGACACTCATTGAACCAGTAAGTAATGCATTGATAAATCCTATTTCTACGATTGTTGAAAATTTTAATGCTAGTCGAGTTAGTCCTGCTGTTCCTGCTAAAAAATGTCCAAAAGGCACTCGAAAAAATAGGAAAACTGGAGAGTGCGAAAAAATCAAAGAAAAAACCGATGCAAAACCAGAGGCAGAGGCAAAACCAGAGGCAGAGGCAAAACCAGAGGCAGAGGCAAAACCAGAGGCAGAGGCAAAACCAGAGGCAAAACCAAAGCCAGACCGGTGTCCAAAGGGAACCCGAAAAAATAAAAAAACGGGAATATGCGAACCTATCAAATCCCCTAAAAAAAAATCGACACTAGCAATTCAACCAGACGTCACAGAAATCCCAAAAGAACAAAAAGAACAAAAAGAACCAAAACCCAAAAAAGCAATAGTCCCCGACGAAGCCAATGACGAAGCCAATGACGAAAACATTGCACCCGACAAAAGTGAACAAAACCCTTTGTCCAACAAGCAACTATTAGAATTCGAAAAACAAGAACATGACAGATTCACCGAGAACAGCGAACAAGACCCCTATGACTTTTTATACCCCGATCTAAATGACCCCAATTTCAGCGAAAAAATCGCGCAACACAAAGAGTTCTCCGACACTAAATATGACGGAACCATCCACGATATCAAAAAACATGCACAAACATTATGCAATGCGAAATTCGAATTAATGCCCCATCAAATCTTCGTGAAAAACTTTCTATCCCTGCAAACACCCTATAACAGTCTATTGTTATACCACGGTCTAGGCAGTGGTAAAACGTGCAGTGCAATAGGTATTGCCGAAGAAATGCGAGCCTACATGAAACAATTGAATATTACACAAAGAATCCTCATCGTTGCATCCCCCAACGTTCAAACCAATTTCCGTTTACAGCTTTTCGATGAACGCAAATTAAAATTAGTACCGGGGTCCGATGGATTGTGGAATATTGAGTCTTGTGTGGGAAATTCCATTTTAAAAGAAATCAACCCCACCAGTCTAAAAGGAATGACACAAGAAAAAGTCATCAGTTCCGTGAAAAGAATCATCAACCAGTATTATTTGTTTATAGGCTATGGCCAGCTTTCCAATTATATTTTCAGTGCCATCAAACGCAGCACCAACGTCGAAAATATGACGAAACAACAACGTAAACGTATTCTTATCAAATCTATCCGAGAACTTTTCGACAATCGTCTTATTATTATTGACGAAGTTCACAACATCCGTCTTTCGAATGACAACAAAGAGAAAAAGAAAACCGCTCTCTTGTTGATGCAAGTCGCGAAACATTCCCAAAATATGCGCATGTTGTTGTTATCGGCAACCCCCCTTTTCAATTCTTACAAAGAAATCATATGGCTGGTGAACCTAATGAATATCAATGACAAACGAGCTACTATCGAAATATCCGACGTATTTGATGCCGATGGTCATTTCAAAGAACCGCAATCACTAGAAAACGGACAAATGACCGAATCCGGAAGGGACCTATTAATCAGAAAACTCACGGGGTATATTTCCTATGTCCGCGGAGAAAATCCATACACGTTCCCCTACCGTATTTATCCGGAAATGTTCGCACCAGAACATACCTTCAAAACGAAATCCTATCCGAAACTACAGATGAATGGAAACCCAGTAGATGACCCAATAAAACATATTCATATCTATTTGACGACCATCGGCGAATACCAGAAAAAAGGCTACGAAAAAATCATCGACATCATGAAAAATAAAACCTATGACACATATACCAATTTAGGAAAAGTTCGTCGCATGCCCACTTTCGAGAACATGGAATCGTTCGGATACACAATTCTGCAGCATCCACTCGAATCCTTGAATATGGTTTATCCAGACCCCGCATTAGACGCCCCTTCGTCAGAATCGGACAACGATGGTGTAATAGAATCGATTGTCGGAAAATCGGGGTTAGAACGCGTGATGAATTATGCCACTGAAAACCACGCCGGCGTCCAGATTCGCTACAATTTTGAATACAAACCCGAAATCGCGGAAACCTATGGCGACATTTTCAGCGAAGCAGAATTGCCTAAATATAGCGCAAAAATCGCCGAAATATGCCGAATCATCAAAAACTCGAAAGGAATTGTCGCCATCTATTCGCAATATATTGACGGCGGAATTGTCCCCATTGCCCTGGCCCTAGAATCCATGGGCTTTTCACGATACAGTAGCGCACCCAATACGAAAAATCTATTCAAAACACCTCCAAAAAGTTCTATAGATGCATTGACGATGAAAACGAGAGAGGAATCTGGCGCAGACGCAGACACCCCCTTCCATCCTGCGAAATATGTCATGATTACGGGGGACAAATCATTTTCAGCGAATAATGCCGAAGATATCAAATATGCAACGAACACCGACAACAAACATGGTGAAAAAGTGCGCGTCATTTTACTTTCGAAAGCGGGTGCAGAGGGTCTGGATTTCAAAAATATACGTCAAATTCATGTTCTCGAACCGTGGTATAATATGAATCGTATTGAACAAATTATCGGCAGAGCTGTCCGAAACCTCAGTCATTGTGCGTTGCCTTTTGCCGACCGTAATGTCGAAATTTATTTGCATGGGACGGAATTAGAAACCGCGGCCGCCGAACCCGAAGAGGCATCCACAGAAGAAGCCGCCGACCTCTATGTCTACCGCCTAGCCGAGAAAAAAGCGATTCAAATCGGAAACGTTACACGCCTACTCAAATCCATCGCAGTGGATTGCATGCTCAACATCGAACAAACGAATTTCACTGTTGATAAACTGAACGAAATGGCCGCAAATCAAAACATCACGATCAATTTATCGTCATCCGATACCCCCATCGACTACAAAATCGGCGACCGACCTTTCACCGAAGTATGCGATTATATGGAATATTGCGATTACAAATGCATCCCGAAAGAAACCATCGACGCATCGAAATCCAACAAAACAGAATACTATAACACAAACTATATGCAATCCAACCAAGAGATTATCATGCAACGAATTCGAGAACTTTTCCGCGAAAAAACGCCGAAACGCATGAATGCCCAAGACACCGCACACGTCTCTCATGTTTTTTATGAAAGGAATCAATTAATCGCCGCCATCAACATTGTCAAAGAATATCCCTATGAACAAATCTACAGTGCCCTTTCGCAATTGATTACTTCTCCAAATGAATATTTAGTCGATGCTTATGGGAGAACCGGTCGTCTGGTCGATAAATACGACGCAGAAACCGATACTGCCTATTACGCATTTCAACCCGTCGAAATCACCGATGAAAATGCATCCATTTATCAACGAAGCGCACCAGTAGAATACAAACGCCGGTCCATCTTTTTGAAAATAGCCGATTCTAAAAACATGCCCCCTCCGCCATCCGAAGAATCCGCGCTCGAACCGTCCACAGAGGTCTCTGTCGCACCAGCAGTCGCACCATCCACCATTTCAACAACCAATTCATATAATTCCATCTTAAAAGATTTAGAAACCTCCATGCAATATGTATTCAATACAAAAGTTCTCAACAAGGGTGAAAAGAACTGGTATAGACATGCCGGCATGGTGGTGTATTATTCTAAACCAGAACATCAATACGAAGAAATCCAGAAAGCGAAGAATCCCGATAAAACGATTACTGTCAAAAAGGTTCTACATACATTACCTATTACACAATTACGAGAACAATACAACATAACCGACGAATCCATCAAAAAATACATGGTAGACCATTTCCTGGACCTCCTCCCTTTTCAAGAAAAAATGACGATTATTCACCATTTGTATGATGGTTCTCCCCTTGCTGCCGAACCTTCTACTGAATACGAAAAAAGGGTGAAAACTTATTTTGACGAACGTATTTTACAGTCCAGTGAACATGTGGGAATAACGGTTATGAAAGACGAAACCCTGATTATTATGATGAAACAAACCAAAAACGGCAAAACTATATGGACCGAAGCAGACGAAGAAGATTACGAAATCATCGGAAAAGAATTGTTGCAATATGTTATTCCGAGAACGCCCGATAAAATGAATGCATTATTAGGATTTGTTACCCAATTTACATCGAAAAAATCGAACGTAAAAGAAATGGTTTTCAAAATAAAAGATATGACTGAAAAACGTAATAATTTCGGCGCAAGAATCGACGATGCTGGCAAAGACAAAGTCATCAAAATTCTGAACAAAATAGTAAAATCAACCTATTACACTGATGATAATACGACGTTTGTTTCACAATTAGGACTATGTATTGTTATAGAAATTTTGATGCGTAGTTTTTCGGATGATTTAGGAAAAGGCGATGGAAAATATTATTATTTGACCCCCGAACAAACGGTGATGAGTGAAATCATCAAAAAATCATTTGTGTGATTTTTACAAGGGTATAAAAATAATGTTTTACACCTTTGCACATTTAAAACGCCCATTATAGATACATTTTCTTTGGGTTTTTGCGAGTTTTATTCTTTGCAATATATTTTTCTTTTCTATTATA